TTCAACCCGCCGGGTTTGCTTTGCCGTGAAGATAGCCGCGCTTCGCGTTGATCTCCGTCTTCCGCTTCATTTCTTCGAGCAAGTCGAAGCCGACCGTTTCGGCAACCCGCCGACATTCTCGAAGCGCGATTTCGAGCGCCGTCCGAACGTCGTCGCGCTTTTCGTGTCGCCACGCTTCAACCGCCGCGCAAAGTTGCGACAAGATCGGCCAAACCAAACACTCGACCGCTTGAAAGCGCGTCGAACCTTTCCCGTATCCGTTCAACTTCCAATCGCCCGGCCAAATGCTTTCGAGCAAGTGAAGCAACCGAATTGCCGTGTCAGCGATTTCAACTTCGAACGGATCTTCGCCGATCCCTTTCGCGCCTTGAACGCCTTCGTCGAGTTCCGTCACGGCGAGCATGACCTTGACCGGAACGTCCGGGAAGCCCGGTCGAAGCCAACCGTTCGCGTCGTTCACTTCGTTGATTCGTTGCGCTAGTTCGTGCCAGTCTTGACGCTCGTTCATTTCAAAAACCTTCCCCTTCCCGTTCGGCTTGCCGAATCATCATTCGCGCTAGATCCGCGTCAAGCGGAATGATCTCTTTTGAATCTCCGTCGCGATACTTCGCGACAAACAATTCGATCTTCCCGGTCTTGTATCGGGAAAATTCGTCTTCTTCTTTCACGTCTTCTTCTTCCGCGTCGTCGTCCGCGATCTTCGTCGTCCGCGATTTCTTCTTCGGTTGATTCAACGTGATCACAAGGTCGGCGATTCGGCTTTTGTCGTATGATTCCGAAACGGCTTCCGCGCCGGCGGTTCGCGTTTCCCATTCCCGCCCGGCTTGCGTTGCGCTCCAAACGACGACGCTTTCTTCTTCCGCGAGCGACTTCAATCCCCAATAGACGTTTGCTTGTTCAAGCCGCGTCGATTCGAATTTGCCGATCCCGCGCATATGGTCGCCCGAATCCACAATGATAAAATCGACGTCCATTTCGGAACGGATTTCGTCAATCGTCGACCGGAGAACGTTCACGTCGCAACGAAGCAACGGCATTGAAACGACCCGAAGCCGATTCGTGAACGTCTTTTTGAAACGTTGAAGCTTCGCTTCCATGTCGCGAAGCTCCGAAGGTGTGAAATCGAACGTCTTGAATTTCTTGTAAACGGTTTGAAACGCCCGCGCGTCGAGCCGGGTCGCGACTTGCTTCGCCGCCATTTCAAGCGAGAAATAGATTCCCCCGAAGCCGCGAGCCGCGCCGTTGAAGGCGAAGTTCGTCAACGTGATCGACTTCCCGCGCCCCGTCGTCCCGACAACAAGCCCAACTTCCCCCGGACGATTCCCGCCCGATTGAATTTCGTCAAGCCGCTTGATTCCGGTCGGGATCGCCTTCGTCAATTCCGGGTGTTCGCGTTCGTGTTTCCGCGTCGCTTGCCTTTCTTCGAATTGCTCGATCCATTTCACTTCGACATAAGACTTCGGCTTGAAGTCGTGCGTCGCGACCTTCCGCAATTCTTCGAACGCCCGGTCGACCTTCCCCTTTTCAAGCGCCGTCGCGCTCGATTCCATAGCCGTTTGAAGCGTGACCGCCCGAACGAATTCTTGAAGCTCCGCGAGCGCCGCCTTCGGCGTCTTCGGCTTCAAGTGCATAAGCCTTGAAGCAAGCTCCAAATAGGGTTGACGTTCGTCTTCGTCGTCGATTTCGCGCTTCAACCGCGCGAGAATGATCTTCGACGTGACGCGCTCGGAATAGTCGACCCAAGTTTTTTCGATCAAGCTCCAAATCCATCCGTGATGCTTTGTCGAAAAATGGTGTGAACGGAGCAACCGGGAAGCGCTTCGAAGGTATTCGTCGGAGCGAAGACACGCCGCAAGAATTTGTTCTTCGAAGTCGACGTTGAAAATCGGTTGATCGTTCATGTCAAAATCCGAGATCTTGCTTCATGCGATCCCGGAGTTCTAGCCGGAAGTCGCCCGCGTCGAATTGAGCTTGCCGATATTTGCCGTCGAAGATCGAAGTCAACGTCGCTCCATAGACCTTTTTCAATTCTTCGCTTTCGGTGTTCGTCGCGATCAAGGTCGGAAGCGATTCGTCGAACCGCGTCTTCAAGATTCGTTCGATTTGAAGCCGAATCCAAGAATCCCCCTTTTTGAATTGTTCCTTTCCCATTTCGTCAATCGCGACGAAATCGCTTGTCAGATACCAATGAAGCCGGTCGGTCAATTCTTTGTCTTTGAAGCCGCGCTTCAATTCATAGTCGAGTTCGGGAAGCGACGTATAGAACGCCGTGAACCCGCGACGAATCACGCGCCCCAAAACGTAAGAAATGAACATTGTCTTTCCGACGCCGTTGTCGCCAAGAAACAAAAGCCCGTAGCCTTTGACGCGAGCCCGCTTCAACTTCCGGCAATAGGGCAAGATCAATTCGGTGAAGATCTCGCAATTCCATTTGACGTCGGATTTCTTCGTGAACCAAAAGTCGCGCGGAATGCCGGCTTCATACGACGCGACCGAAATTTCGTGCTTCGTGTAGCAACCGCAATCGAGATTGTCGCCCTTGCATTCGCAAGCGTGAATCGTGTCCGCGCGAGACAAAAGGCGGAAGCGTTCAACTTCGTCTTCGGTTCTCATGTTCCCCGCCTTTCTTCCGAAAAAGCTTGATCGCCCAATCGACCAACGGACGCAAGCGCGACGACACGAAAAGATCGCGACCGCCGGCGATTGCCTTCGCCGCGTTTTGAACCGTCATAAGTTCCCGGTCGCTCCAATCCCCGACGTCGTGACCCGCTTCAACCAATCCGCCGCGAAGCTCCGGGTGAAGCGCGTTCGTGTCCGCGTAACCGTGAAGCCCCGCCGCAACGTTGGAGCCTTTCGAATCTTCAATCTTCGCCGGGTCCGCCTTCGGCCCGTTCAACGAATAGAACGAAGCCGCCGCGTCAATGTTCGCCGCCGCCGCGACGAAGTGAAGCGGAGCATAGCGAAGCCGGAATTTGTGAATGTGAGCCGCCCAATAGCGAATCAATTGTTCCGGGGTGATTCCGCGTTCGAAGGCGAGAACCGCCCCTTGCGCCCCGAACTTTTCTTCGCTCCCGTGTAGCTTGAAATAGGGATCGTTGATCTTGCGCCAACGGACATATTGACGAACGAACTCCGCGCCCATTCGCGCGACCAATTCCCGGCGGAACTTCGAGTTCGGCGACAAGTTCAAGAGTCGCCGCATTTCCGCCTTGTCTTCCGGGGAAGGGGTGAAGATTTTCGACGACTTCAAATTTTCGAGATTCCCGATCTTGACCGCCCCGCGAGTTCGCCGCTTCTTCTTCGCGTCGGCTTTCCGTTTCTCCCGCGCCTTCGCGACCCGCTCGACCTTGACCTTCGCCCTTCCGGTTTTCTTTTCCGCTTTTTCCGTCTTGCCGTCTTCCCCGTCTATACGGCTTTGGTTCTCTAAAGACTTATGATCTATTACTCTATAAGAGGCGGTTCGCGATTCTTCCCCTTGAAGCGTCAAGAATTTCCGTTTCTTTCTTGGGTAACTTTTCGGAAATTCATTTTCGACACTCCCGCCCCGGTCAAAAATTCCGTTTTTTCCTTCAACCTTTCTTGCTCGTTTCGAACTCATTTTTCCCGAATCTCCGATCCCGGTCTTCGAGTTCTCGAAGAATTCGACCCGGTTCTTTCGGGAAAGTATTTCGAAACGAATGCTATTCTCCGACGTTTCATTCATTCCCCGCCTATTATGAAAGCTTGATAAATCGATCCGTTCCTTTCAGGATCGCCCTACGTTTCAAGGTGATTTTTGCGCGTCTTCGGTCATTGTCCGCGCGCTCGACTCCGACGAAACCTTTTCGACGAAGCTCCCGAAAAACGTCGTTCGCGCTCGAAGTCGTTTTTCCAAGCGTCGACGCGATAGCCTTCCGCCCGGCGGAAAGCTCCGTTTCTGTCATGGCGTGAAGTCGAACCCAAACGGCGAACGCCGTCTTCGTCAATTCCCGATAGCCTTCCGGGATTGTGCAAGCGTCAAAAAGCATTTTCCCCGCCTTTGACGAAAGAGCGCGCCGGCGAGCCGCCGGCGGGGAACCAAGCGACGACGCCGACGCGCCCCTTCAAGGTTCCGGTTGTACGGTTGCCCGTTCCCTTCGTCAAGTTCATTCGACAACCCTTATTTGAAAAGCGACTTCTTCGCGATACGTCTTCAACCGTTCGCGCGAATGCTTCGCGAAGTAGCCGTTCGTTTGATCCATGAAGTCGACGAAGATCGCTTCGGTCTTCCCGTCATGCGGCGTCAAGCAACGCATTCGTTGAACCGTCGCCTTCACGTCGCGACCGCCTTCCGCGTTGATCACGGCGTCAATTTCGGGAATGTCGATCCCTTCCCCGAAGACGGTTCCGATCAACGCTTGAAGCGACCCGTCGACGAACGCCTTCACAAGCCGCTTTCGAGCGTCCGCCTTGTCGTCGCCCGTGATTACTCCCGCCCGAACGCCGCGTCGCCCCAAAGACTCTTGAAGCAAGCCCGCTTGTTCCTTTCGGTTCGTGACGATCAACGTCTTCAAGCCACGTTCGATCAAGTCCGTCGCGATTGAAGTGATTTTCGTATTCCGCCAATCGTTGAAGTGAATCGCTTGATCGACAAGCTCGCCGCTCCAATCTTCGTCGTCGAGCCCTTCCGGTTCCGTCACGCGATAAAGCCGAATGTCCGGTCGCATCAAATAGCCTTCGTCGATCAACCGGGAAGGCGACACGGAAAAGACAACCTTCCCCGTGCAAGCGCGCAACCAAATCACGCCCCTTTCTTGTTGGCGTGTTCGATCAAAATAGACCGTCGCCGACAACCCGATCTTGAACCGAGAATCAAAGTCGAGAACGATTGACCGCCATTGCTCCGCGCGCAAATGGTGACATTCGTCGAAGATCACGCAATCGAACGCGACGCGCAAAGCCGAATAGCGCGGGTCTTGCGGAACCGTGATCGTCTTCTTCTTCCCGTTGACCGTCTTCGTTCGCTTGCCGCCGAACGCGCGCGTCAACGTTTGAACCGAAGCGACCGTGACGTCGCGTTCGATCCATTCCGAATCGCCGACGATTCCGATTTCGTCGAGCTTCCGGTCGAACGACTCCGCGAGCGAAGCCCGCGTTTGATGCAAAAGCATTTGTGAAGGGACAATGAAAAGCGTTCGCGCCTTCAACCGATAGATCACGCCCGCCGCCGTCTTCGTCTTCCCGGAGCGGATCGGCATATGCAAGATCCCGGAGCCGCGAGCTTCCCCGCGAGCTTCGTCAAGCAACGCTTCAACCGCTTCGACTTGATAGCCGCGAAGCTCGACCTTCGGATTCCAAGCGAGCTTGATCGCCTTTCCCGGTCGCCGGCGAGCCGAAGCGTCGAGCTTCCATTCGACGCCTTGCTCGCGAAGCACGTCGAGAACGTCTTCGAACATGCCGGTCGGAACGCGATAGCCCGCGCTCGACTTGTACGTCAACAAGTGTTCTTTGCCGTCCCAACGCTTCGCGCGGAACGCCGGCGTGAAATGCGCGCCGGCGACCTTGTATGAAGTCACTTCGTCGATTGCCGCCGTCAAGCGACGGTCGAGCCCGCGAAGTCGAATGAAACGGTTGTCGAGTTCAAGAGAAATCATAGCTCCCCGTTATATGCCGCCGGGGAGCAAAACGTTGACAGTTTTTTGACTCTATTTTTCGCCGCTCGGTTCGTCGGCTTTGCCGTTGCGTTTCCGCCGGAGCCGTTGCCGGAATCGTTGAAGCTCCGAAACGTGTTCGTCGATCCCGTCGTAAACCTCTTTGCTTTGCGCGTCCGCCGCTTCAACCGCCGTCAATTTTTCGTCGTCTTTGACGACCGCCGCAAGCTCCGCGTTGTGCGCCCGCTCCGGCCAAGGTTTCTTTTCGCCGTCCAAGTCGTCGGCTTGAATCGCTAGAGCGCGTGAACGGAAGATTCCGAACATTGCCGCCGCCTTTCATTCGTCATGGTCAAGGGAATCGTGAAGCTCTTTGATCGTCGCTTGAAGTTCGGAAGCGAGCGAATGATATTTCTCCGCCGTCTTCGACGATTTTTCAAGCAAGCGATCATAGAGCGCCGTCACTTGCCGATCTTTCTTGTATGCTACGAAGACGGCGATTGCCGTCACAAGTCCAAGTAACCCTTGCCCGGCAAGGTCCGTGATCAACGCTTCCATTTCTTTCGACCATGCGCCTTCCCTACCGGGTGACTTGGGAACCGGCATAAATCGCGCCAACGGTTATCGCGACGCCGATCCCAATCCCAAGCCAACGATTGAAGCCCGGCGATTCATACCACGGCGGCGGCTTCGTCGCTTCTTCGAGCCTCGCACGATAGACTTGTTCAATATTGTGCATTTCTCTAGTCCGAATGTCTAGTTTTCCCCGCAATTCTTCAACCGCGAGTTCGGCTTTCAAGAATGCTTTGAAGCGATCTTCGGGAACAAGAATCCCGGAGAAAGGCGCGGGTTTTCCTTCCAAAACGACGACGACTTTCCCGGAATTCGCTTCGACCGTTTTCGGAGCTTCGGCGGCTTCGTCGGCGAGCGCCGGCGACGCGAAAGACGCCGCAAAGACGAAAACGATTCCAACCGCGAGCGCCTTCATGACTGCCCCGAACGGTTGGCGAATTCGGCGAGCGCTTGAAGACGCTTTTCTTCGTCGGAGATCTTTTCGATCTCCGCGAACTCGCGTTCGTTCGCTTCCATCTTTGCGGCGTGTGTTTCGAGTTCCTTCGCGGCGGCTTCGTGAATCTTGCCGGCGTCGTCTTTGGCTTTCTGCAAAAGCTCCGGCTTCCCCTTCGGCGTCGGGAGCAATCGCGACACAACGAAGATCGCGATTGCAAGCCCTAGCACGATCCAAAGCCAATAGCGTTTGAGCCAAGCGCCCGGCGGATTCGGAACGACGACAAGATCGGCCATTAGCTGATCCCTTCGTCGCTTTTCAAAGCTGTCGTTTCGTCGGCGACGAAGGTTTCAACCGTCTTCGTCAAGGTCGGCGATTCAAGTTCCCGCGTGACGACTTTCTTCAAGTCGGCGTCGTCGGTCGAGCCGACGATCCCTTGAAAAAATACCGTGTAGGGTCCGCCTTCCGGCCCGCGAACGATCAACTCGACTTGATTCAATTGCTTTGCCATGTCTCCCGCCTTTCGTTAGCCTTCCGCCTTCGGCTTCGGCCCGAATGAAAGTTTTCCGGTGATCGCTTCATGCGCGCCCGTCGAACCGAGCCCCGCGAGCAATCCCGCGACGACCGCGTTCAAGACGTTCGCGCCGGTTTGGTAAGTCGACAAGCCCATGATCAAAGCTCCAAGCGCCATTGCGACCCAAGGCTTCAACCATTTCTTGTCATGCTGAATCAACCAAACGTCGATAGGCTTGAAGCGCAAAAGCCCCATTAGGAAATTGAGCAACGCGATCAACCCGGCGAGCCAACCAAGGGTTTTCCAATCGTTGACCGTCTTTCCGAGCCCTTCAAGCAATTCGCCGGCGGTCGTTTCTTCGCCTTCGACCGAATCGGTTGAAGCGGCGTCCGACGTTGGAGCCGCGACGCCCTCAGAAGCCCTAGAATCGACGGGAGCGGCTTCGCCCTTGTCCGACCCTTCGGGAGTCGTCGGAGCGCCCGCCACGGCGACCGGAGCCGCCGGAGCCGTCGTTTCTGCGACCGTTGCCGGTTGCGCCGGCTCGTTTTGCGCGTGAATTTCCGACAATGGGAAAAGAATTGCGACGATCCCCGCCGCGAGAATGATTCGCTTCAACCGTTCCATTTTCTAGCCTCCGTGACTAAAAGTTTGTGTTTCCTTCCGCTTCAACCGTTCAAGCGTGCTCCGACATGAAGCACGTTTGCGCCCGCGCCCAATGCCAAACAACCTTGTCGCCTTGCTTGCAATGCGGACAAACCGGATCGCCTTCGTTCGTTTCGACCCAAAACTTCCGGGGTCGTCGTTCCCCCGGCTTCCCCGGAATTTTGATCGTGCAACGCGAGCATTCCCCCTGATAGAGCCCATTCGCGACGAACGAAGCGACTCCGCCGTTTTCGTCGTCCGGGATTCTCAAGACGTCGGGAACCCGGCGAAGCCGGCTTATGACGGGTTTCTTCGACATGCCCCTTCACTTCCCTTCCCCCGTGATCAATACGCCCGGCAATATTGAAAGTGCATGTCGTCGCGTGTCCGCCAACGTCCGCCCCATTCAAAGCCAAAACGTTCGAAAGACTCTACAATTTCGGGGTGAAGATTTCCAATTTTGCCAACCGGATTCGTCGCCCAATTGAGATCGCAAGCAATCGCCCAAGAATGCGACGAAAGCCCGCGCTTCGGGTTGTGCATCTTGTGACGCGGCGACCAAATGCCGAATTGAACGATCTCGCCGTCGAGCCCCTTGTCGGCGATCTCCGTCAAGACCGCTTCGAAGACGGGAACCATTTTCCCGTGAACCATATGTGTTCCGACGACCGGAAGGTTCGCCCGAACAATGTGATTCTTCGCCCAATCGTTGACGATCTCGACCGCCCCGGCTTCCGCTTCAACGAATTCAATCTTCCCGAACGTCGCTTCGATTTGTTCCAAGCCGACCGGAACGGGGAACAAAAGGTTCGCTTCAACCGCCGCATATGCCGCGAGCGCTCGGTCGAGCGCCTTGTCGGTCGCGTCGTCGACAATCCCGTCGACGAAGTGCCTTTGTTGAAACGCGACGACCGCCGCCTTCGTGTTTCGTCCGAAGTCGCCGTCAATTGCGCCGGCGTAAAATCCGAGCGCCTTCAAGCGGTCTTGAACCGCTTTGACGTCTTCCCCTTTGCTTCCCGTTCGGATCGTGACCATTGGAGCCCCCTTCGCTTCAACCGGCTTCCGCGCCGGCTTCGGGTTGTTTTGGTTCTTCGGCGCTTGCTCGTTTCTTCGGCGTCGCCGCTTTGCGTCGAGAATCTTCCGCAGAAATGAGCAAAGTTGCATAGCCCTTCAACTCCCCCGCAAGTTGTTGTTGTTGCGTTCTCCCTTGTTCAAGCCGTTGCGCCATTTCTTGAACGGCTTGACCGACTTGTTGCGATTGATGCGACGTCGCTCGAAACTTTTTGGCAACGTCGGCTTCCATGCCGGCGAGCTTGACTTCGTTCCTTGCGACCGACGCGAGATAAGCGTTCACTTCGTCGTCGGTCATGGAAATTTCGAACGGAGCGCCTTCACTTGGGATCGCCGCCGCCGTTGTTCCGTTCCCCTTCGCCTTCGTTGTCTTCTTTCTAGGTGCCATTTTCTTGTTCTCCCTTGTGCCGCCGTTTGTTGCGGCCAATTAGGTTTGAAGGGATCGCACTATCACGATCCCGGCTTCATTGCCTATTCCGGTTTCGGACGCTTCGGTTTTTTGCGCGGTCGTTTTTCAGGAACGCGCCGTTGAAGTTGTCCGCAATTGGCGCATTTCGCCAAATAGGGATCTTTCGAGTCCGGCGTCAATTGATTGACGCCGCAAGTTTGACAAACAACGTCGTCGCGAAACTTTTTGTCCTTCCAAGGTTTTCTAGCCATTGCCGTTCCCCTTCCTAGAATGCGAGCAAATCGCCAATTTCTCCGGCCATTCGCGAATCGGTCGCTTGAATCTTTTCCAAAATCACGCGCGGAACCGCTTCGCCGTAGCACTCGCCCGCCAATGTTTCCGCGTTGCAAACGTCGTAATAGTCTTGCTCGACAAGTCGATACGTTCGCGCGGGAATGAGTCGGCAAACCTGCCATTCGTCGTCAACGTCGATATAGCCAACGCGAATCGTCACGTTGATCGCCGCGTTTTTCAAATCATGATTGTACGCTTCGATCCGCGCGAACGGCATTGGCGAATTCGGGTCCAATTCCCCAACGTTGAAATCAGTGTCGAGACTGATTCCAACCATTGTATCCATCAAGCCTTTGTCTATCGTCATGATCCGTTCTCCTTATGCCGGTGGCATTTCCGCAACGCTTGTTGTGTCGCCTTGGGAAATCACCGAAAACTTTTCGCCGGTCAATGCTTCAACGGCGGCGACCAATCGTTCAAGCCAAATCTTGACCGTGACGTCGCGCTCGCCGCAATAGGTGTTGACGAAATATTCATTTGTCATAGGACAGTGAGCGGAAAGCTGCGACGCGCTTCCGCCGTCGTCGACGACCCACATTTCAGTTGTCCAAGGCGAAAGCGTGTAATCGCGAGCGTAAAACTTCGCGAGCGCGCTTGTTCCGCCGGGGTGCGTGCTAGTCGGATTCGAATGAATCGAAAGATAGTGATCGATGCTCGAATATTGGAACAACCCGCACCAATTCGCTTGCATGGTGAAGATCGAATCGTAACCCGCCATCCAATCCATTGAATCGTAAAGCCCGCCCGTGTTCGTGCTTCGATCCAATTGCAAGCGCGAATGCTTTTGACCGTCCCAATAGAGCCCCTTCCGCGCGATCAATTCGATCCCGCCGTTCGTATCCGAAGACGTGTCATAGGCATTGATTGATTGCCGGTCGCTTCCGCCCATCCAAATGTTCGCGTCGGAATAGCTATAGCCGGTCGGAGCGCTCGGAACCGTCGTCATTGTTCCGATTGTCAAATGGGTGTAAGTCGCCCCGATGATCTTGACCGAATCGGTTTCGGGCGCGACGTAATTCCCAACGGAAAGCCCGTTTCCGACTTCAACGCCGTTGACGTTGATCCGCATTCCGTGAGTTCCGGCGGCGTAAAAGTCCATCCAATTGTTGCCGCGATAATAGAGAATGTAATCGTTCGCGTCGAAGTTGAGAACGGGATTCCCGCTATTGTACGCGAGATAAACATTCGAATATGCGTTCAAAGTCCCGTCGATCATGTAGGTGTTCGCGCTAACTTGGATCTGACTGCTCGAAGCGTAGCACGAAGACGACCCGCCAAATTCGCAACGATTGTTGGCTTGCGAAATCACAAGCGTCGAGTTCCAACCGGGAACCGCGTCGCCGTCGCTCGCCGGGGTCGTTCCGCTCAAAGTGTAAAAAGTGAACCCGCCGCCGTCCATAAGCATTCGAGCCGGATTCTCGCCGCCGGCGTGAACCTTCCAAGTCGAGCTTTCATAGTCACAATTCCAAGTGAAATTGACGCGACCCGATCCGTTTTGAACGGACCAAACCGCGCGACCGCTCGACCCGCCGGCAATTGAAATTCGATTCGTGCTAGGACTAGGCCCGACATTCGTCGCCGGAACAAGATCCGGGTGAACGTCGATTTGACCCCATTTCCCGATTTGAAGTTGCCGCGTCGGGCTTGTCCCGCCCGACCAAACGCCGAACGCGGTCCAATTGACTTGATCGTCGGAATTCGTTGAATCCGCAAACGGGAACACAACGCCGAAAGCCGGATTCTTCAAGCTCGGTTCAAGGAAATCGTTCGCGACGTCAACAATGATTCCGCTTCGTCCCGACGTCGTGATCAACCGCGCGTTCGGTCTGTCGAATTGCGTTGTCCCATATGACAACGTTGAAGAATGCGCGCCCGGATCTAGCGTCAAGAATGCGCCGGTGAATTCGGTTCCGGTTGCTCCCGTCGCTCCGACAATATCCGAGTTCGCCGAAAGCGTGATATTGCTTCCGTTCAAAACGGAAATCGCGCTATTGAACGTCGCGGTTCCCGTGACGCCGAAACCGCTCCCCATTGTCAACGCGCCGCCGAAATAGCTTGGCGTCGTTCCCGCCGTGTAGACCGCCCAATTTGACGACGTTCCAATCGTTTGCGCGTTCACATAGACACCGTAAACGTTCGTCGGCGATCCGGTGAAAGCTTCGACCCAATAGCCGATTGCGTTTGTCGCAACGCCGCCGCCCGTGTCGTAATTTTGAGCGCGGAAGCTTGCCGAAGTCGTGACGTTTCCGCCGCCGGCGACTTGAACGACGCCCGACGTTCCGACAAGCGTTTGAATCGTTCCGCTTGGATGCGTTGAAGCGGCGTATCCGCCAAGCCCCATTTTCAAGCCCGTGTCCGCCGCGCCGTATTGCCCGGAAAAATAGCCGACCAATTGGTTTTGTGCGACCGCGCCGGCCCAAGTGCCTTGAACAAGCATTCGATACGAATTCGCGTCCGGGGTCGTCGCTCCAATGCCGACCCAATTCGTCGCAATCCGCATTTGTTCGCCGCCGGCTCCGGTTCGAAAAGCAAATTCACCTTGATTCGCCGTTTCGAAACGGAATCCGCCGTTCAACGTTCCCAAATTTCCGACTTGAAAGTGATATTCAAGATCGGTCGGATCGGTCAAAGTTGTCGATCTTTGGTGAACCGAAACGCGCCCATAGCGCGGCGATCCGCCTTGCGTAACTGTCGGCCCGGAAAAGTGAAAGCCCCGCCAAAATGGGTTTTGTGCGTCCGTCCCGCCTAGCGGCCAAAAAACAAAATAGCCGGTGTCGGGTTTCGAAACGTTCAAATTCCCGTTTGAATCAAGTTGAATGTCAGAGCCGCCGGAAACGTCCGAACGCTCGATTCGAATCGCCGGGGTTGAAGTCGAGTCGATATGAACGCGCGCCGCCGGCGGATTGTTCCCGTCGCCGATTGCGATCCCTTGCGAATAGTGACCTTCCGCCCAACGTCGAACGCTTGAACCAATGTCTTGCGAATTGTCGACCGCCGGCAAGAAATCGCCGGAGAACGACAAATTGATCACATAGAGATCCGAGAACCGCTTCGTCGGCGTTCCGAGCGCCGCGCCGCCGTTCACGTCCGGTTCAATGTCGTCATTGACGCGGGTCTTCCCCGTAATGTTCAACGAATAGCCGGCGGCGTCGAAGCCGCCGATTCCGACACGCCCCGTCGAGCCGTCGACATAGAACTTCGTATTCGCCGCGACCTTGTGACTCCAATCGCCGCGAATCGTGTGTGAATCAACGTCGTCGTCGTCGCCGGCGGTCAAGTTGTTTGTGATCGTTTCGCTCGAATTGACTTGAACGACGTTTTCTTGCGTCGTCGTCCCTTTGACCCAAAGATTCCCGTTTTTGTCGACTTCAAAAACCGGAGCGCCCGCCGTGTCGCGAACCGTGATCGCCTTGATTGAATCCGTCGCGAAGCTTTTCACGTCGATCTTGACGTGACCGGAAACCGGGTCGCGTTTCGTAATGTCGCCAATGTCCGAAAGCGAAAAGTCGATCACGTTTTGCGACGCCGTGTTGAACGTCGCCGGCGTTCCGCCGTTGCCCGTGACCGTTCCCAAAAAAGCGTGCTCGCCGCTTGAAGAAACCGAGCCGTTCCGCCAAATCGTCGGACCTAGAAGAATGACTTCATAGTCGCTTGCCGTCGTCGAAATCGCCGCGCCTTGACCGAGATCGCCGGTCGTCGTGATCTTGTTCGCTCCGCCGCTCCAAACGACCGAGCGCGTTTCAATCGCCACGCCCGGAAGCGTCCCGTCTTTTGCCGGCGACTTCCGAAAGACCATAACTTGACGCCCGGCATTCGAAACGCCGGCTTCCGTGACCGAATTGACCGTGAACGTGATCGTCCCGTTTCCATTGTCGACAACCGCGTCGGGCTCCGCCCTTTCTCCGATTGTTTCAAGCTCGCGTTCGTATTCCGGGAAGCCGGTTCGCGGATTGATTTGAACCCCGTCCGGCTTCGTCGTGTAGTGAAGCCCGACTTCGTAAGTGATCCCGACTGCGTTCTCGAATTGAAGCCCGGAGTTCGGAGCAAGCGAAGGGTCCATGAAATGCCCGTCGCCGTCCGTGACCGCTTGAAGCCCCGTCAAACGGATCTTGTTCGCGCCGTCGCCGGCGAGCCCTATCGCCGAATCGTAAACGCCGCCGACTCGAAAAGCCCGCTCCATTCCTTCGCGAATCGTTTCGCGCATGAAGCCGAACCAACGGTCGCGAAAGTCTTCCGTTCCGAGCAATCGCTTCGGGGATAGATTCACAAATTCCGCATTCGTTGTCATTGCCTTTTGCTCCCTTGCGACTCGCGCGCCGTCACTTCAACCGCCTATTCAATCGTTCCCGCCGCGTGTCCGTTGTCGATCAACCATTGGTAAAGAACGCGCTTCACGCCGGCATAAACGAGTTCGTCGGTCAAAGAAATTTCCGCGACAACCGCGTCATAATCGGAATCCGTCAAGACGAATCCTTTCGGTTTTCCGCCTTGACCTTGAACCCAATCGTCGCCCGACACGTCGCCGAATTGAACCATGAATTCGATCAAGCCTTCGCGCCAAGTGAATTCGATTATCTTCGCGCGCGGATAGGTTTGACCCGGATCGTTGTCGCCGGGATCAAAAGGCGTCGTCAAAAGAATCGGCATTGCAAGTCCCTTTCTATGCCGCCGCCGCTTCAAGCGCCGCGATTCGCTCCGCTTGTGCGTCGACAATGGTCTTCAATTTCTTGATTGCTTCAACAAGATAGCATTCGAGCCCGGCGAGATTCGTGTGTTTCACGCCCGGTTCTCCCGGTTGCCGACCTTCGAAATCTTGATCGGTGTTTTGAACCCAATCGGGCTTGATCGCTTCAACCTCTTGAGCAATGAAGCCCGTCACAACGTCGCCGCCGTTGCTTCCGTGTTTTTCGGGATTCTTCCATTTGAACGTGCGCCCCTTCAAACGACAAATCACGTCAAGCGGATCGGCGGTTTCTGTCAAATCTCGAATATCGATCTTGATTCGAGCGTCCGACGTGTTGACCCAATAGATCCCCGTCGTCTTCCCGGCGTTTCCGTTGCAATAGAACGCGCCGCCGGCAACGCAACCGTCCGCTTGCGTATAGAGCGAATCAGTGTAATTCGTATGATCCGCGAAAAAGTTCCATTGACCGCCCGTTGAATCGTATCCGGTCGAATCGTTGAATCGAAAATAATCCTGATTCGTTCCCGTCGTCGTGCTTGGCGTCCCAAAGAACAACCCGCCGGCGACGCAAAGCCCGGTCGCAATATAAGTTCCGTGCGCGTATGTCGAAGCCGTGTAAGACGTCGTTCCTATCGCGACTTTCGTCGCCGCGCCGTCAATCGTCATCATTGCAAACGTTCCCGCCCCAAGGTGAAGCCTTTGGGTCGAGTGATCATAGTCAATGTAACCGTCTTGACTGTTTTCCGGGTCGGCAAATGACAATCGCCCATAAGATGCGTTGTCGGTTGCGATTGTGATCCCGGTGTTCCCGCTCGAATTCGTCACAACAAGATCGTCCCAATTCGTGTGTGGCGTTCCGCTATACATTGACCCGTTGCCAGAAACGAAAGTCGAGTTCCCTTGCCAATAGACGCGCCATGAAGTCGGCGTTCCGAGCGCGCCGCCCAAGTTGCCGTGAAGAACCGGCCCGTCCGGTGTCAAGCCGGCATAAGTCGCGCCGCTCCCGGCCCAACGCAAAACGTGATTCGTGTCGGTTCCCCAACCGCGAAGTTGAATGTGATGATCGTTGATTGCTATGATTTGCGAATCCGTGATTCGCATTACTTCGTCGGCGGCGGCGGCGGATTGTGTTCCCGCCCAAAAGTGAATCGTTCCATTCGCCGCAAGGTGAAGATCTTCGGTTCCGCCCGCGATCAAAGACGGATAAAGCGTTTCTTCGCCGGCATGAATGACAAGCTCCGCGCCCGGAGCGATCCAAAGATTGTGACCCGACGTGTAAGTTCCATAACGCCCAATGACGCTATTGGTCGCGCTCCCGTCGAAAAATTGGATTGACCCTTGCGTTCGAATGTTTCCGGCGACGTCGAGCAACCCGCCGAAATAGTCATGCGGCCCGCCCGAATAGATCCCGTAATTGATCGCCGCGCCGCTTTGTTGTTGAACCAAAAGCCCGTATTTCGTCGTCGTGTTCGACGAAGTTCCGTTCAAGATTTCAACGCCAACCGCCGAAGTGAAACTTCCCAAACTTCCGGGATCGGTCAAGACGCGAAGCGCTCGACACGCGCCGCCGGCGACGTTGCCGGAGCTTCCCGCGCGAATGTATGCGCCTTCAATCGTCGATTGTGAACCGCCGTCGTTTCGATAGTTGCGCCCGTGAATGTATGCCGCGCGCATCAAATAGGTGTTGTTCCCGTAAGCAAAGGCTTCAACTTGCGCGTGGTTTTGTTCGGCGGTTGTCAATGCCGAATAGTTTTCAGTCAAATAGAGTCGCCCGCCAAAAGCGCGGATCGCGTAATTGTTGACCGGGGAAGACGCGCCCGAAACGCCGGCGATTCGAATCGCGCATTTGTCGCCGGAAATTGTTCCGGCGGAAGCGCCGTCTTGAATGTAGATTGTCGAAAGGTTGCCCGTGACCGTGTGACCCGCTTGAACGTCCGCTTGAAGATTCAACGTTTCGACGTTTCCGGTTGAAGCGCCGCTTCCGCCGGCGTTTGCGCGGATATAGGCGGCGCGAAGTCCCGACCATGTTCCGCTTGTCGCGGTCAAATCGGTGTTCACAACCAAGCCATAGGGCGAATTGGTTCCCGTGTTGTTCGTGAAATCGAAATCGAAGAAGACGCCGCGAGCGCTCGAATAGGTCAAAGCGCCATAGCTTTTCGAAACCTTCAAGATTTCGTCGAGCGAACCGAGCGTCGACGAAGTTCCGACTTGAAGCGCGTCGAACCAACCTTCGGCCCAATGCGTCGCCGCCGCGCCTATGTCATACGTCGAAGCGCTTGAAGGAACGACGTCGAAGCCGAAGCCATTGTTGATCACAATGTCGTTCGTGTTGACGGTCCCGAAGTAACCGTTCGGCCAACGGTCGCCGCTTGTTCCAATGTCATAACTTCCATTCGGTCGAAGCGTCGCCGCGACGTGAATCCAATCGGTTGAATCCTTGTCGCAATGAAGCCAAGTTTTGCTTGTGCTGAAATCCCCGCCCGCCGCCGTGTTTTCTTGAAGATAGAATTCGCCGGCGTTCAAGATTTGACGCCAAAGCCCGCCCGCCGTGTAACCAATATCGGTTTCACGGAAATTCAAAGTCGGAGTTCCGCGTTCAAGTTGCAAATAGCCGTGAATATCCAATGAACCGGCAATATCCGACCAACCCGTTCCGTTCACGTCGAGTTCGCCGCCGACTTGAAAATCGCCGCCGACCGAAGACGTTCCCGTTCCGTTCGCAGAAATGACGCCCGCGAGAACTTGAAGATTCCCGGTTGTGATTCGAGCGCCGCCCGTGACGCCTAGTTGATAGGTCGCGTCGGGAGCTTGCCCCATTCCGACGCGCCCGGAAGCGCCGTCAACATAGAAATAGTTCGCGCTCCCGCCCGTGTCCGTATGCCGCCAAGTTCCTTTGATCAAATGCGAGTCGCCCGAATTGTCGCCCGCCGTCAAATTGTCCGTGATCGTTTCCGACGAATTCACTTGAACGACGTTGTTTTGCGTCGTCGTTCCCGCGACTTGAAGATTTCCCGAAATCACAACGTCGCCGTCTTCGTCGACCTTGAACTTCGTCACGCCTAGCGAATCTTGAACTTCAAGTTGCGGTTCGTCGACGTCGTAAGGGTCCGCCTTGACTCGAATCTTCGTGAATCCGTGCGTGTCCGTTCGAAGAATTTCCGAAATGTCGGAGATCGTCGCCGTGATCGGACGTTGAAGCCCCGTGTCGAATGTCGTCGGCGGATTCCCGCCGCCGGCTCCCGTCACCTTACCTATGAAACAATATCCATTGACGTTGAAAAGAGTCGTATTCCGCCGAACGGTCGGCCCAAGCAAAACGATCTGATAGTGCGCCGGATTTGTCGACGGCGAAGATTGCCCGAATTGCGCCGTCGTCAAAACATAGTTGTTCGTCCCATTCCATTGAACGGTGAGTTCTTCGATTGCGATTGATTCAAGCGTTGCGGCTTTTCCCGGCGTGATCTTCCAAACGAGACACTTCCGACCCGCGTGTGAAACTCCGGCTTCACAAACCGAATTGATATTGACGTTCAAGCCGCTTCCGGCAACCGCGACGCTTGTCGGATCGGCGCGTTCTCCGATTGTCTCGACAAATGAAACGAATTCCGGTTCGCCGGAACGCGGGTTGATTTGAACTCCGTCCGGGATCTCCGTGTAGTGAAGCGCGACGTCGTATTGAACCGTATTCGCGTTTTGAAATTGAATCCCCGTCGAATAGCCGCTCGCCGCCGGGTCGAGAATGTGACCGTCGCCGTCGACCGCTTCGGAAGTTCCGTCGATCTTGAACTTGTCCGCGCCGTCCGCCGACAAACCAAGCGGAGAATCAAAAACGCCGTCTTTGCGATACGTCGCCGCCGCGACGTCTTCGTTCAATGTCTTCAAATATCCGAGAAAGCGGTCGGCGAAATCTTCCCTTCCGAGTAACCGCTTCGGATTGAAACTAACGAATTGTGCGCCCGTTGCCATTGCTTCAACTCCCGAAGTTTATGTCGACCGTTTCCGTTTCGAGCGGATTCAACCAAAATTCGATCTCGCTCGCTTCAAGCTTCGCGCCGGCGACGTGAAAGAAGCCGACCTTCCCCTTCGTGAGCGACGAATCGGTCGCGTTGATCTTCATGTCGCCGTCGAGAAAGACGCGAAGCCGGTTCGTTGCTCCGTCCGGGATCGCTTCAACCCGAATCATATAGAACACGTCTTCGAAGATTTGCTCGACCGCCGGGAACGTGTAAGTCGCAATCGTCGACACGACGCCCGCGATTTTCTTCCCAAGTCGAAGCGAACCAAACGACCCCAAGTTCGGCGCGATTCCCGCCCAATAGAAATTGTCGTCGTCGACTTCATAGAACTTGATCCCGGCGAAGCCGGCTCCAAGTTGCTTGACGCGAGCGCCGACAACGCAATCGGCCCAATCGTCCGCGCCGTCGATCCTCGTGACTGTGACCCGTTGCGCTTGCGTATCGTCGAGCAATTTCAAATTGCCGTCTTCGACAAGAATGTCGAGATCCGCGCCGCCCGCCGTCATTGTCCATTGAAAATTGTCGCCCGCGACGTTGAACAAATCGAGAAACGTCAAATAGGAAACTTCGATTCGTTCGGAGATCGGTCGCATCAAATTGACGATATTCTTCACAAGGTCGCGGTTTAGCGGGTTGTTCAAGTTGTCGACGATTCGAAGATTCATTCGGCGTTCGTCATACGACGGAGCGCCGGGAAGGTCGATCAACCAAGGGTCGCGACCCTCTTGTTCGTGACCGAGCGCCGTTTCGTCCATGACGAAGCGAAAGTCGAACCAATTCCAAAGGCGAAGCCGGCTCCCCGTGATCAATCGCATGACGTTGATCAACGTGTCTTCCGGCCCGCGCTTCTTCCAAAGCGGAACCGACGCCGCGATCAAACGCCGAAGCGTTCGCGCGTCAAGCGCGCTCGTTATGTAATCGAGTTCTTTTGTCCAACCGACAATATCCTTCAAGTATAGAAGAAGCCGGTCTTCGATCTCCGTGACCGACCAAAGCGTTTTCAGATTGAAGATCGAAGTGTGTGTTTGCTCCCATGCCGCTTGCGGTCCCGTGAACAACCGCTTGACGAAAAGTTCGCCTTCAAGTCGATCCGCGATTCGAATCGGCTCGATCAAAAATTCATACATATCGAGCGGAAGAATTTCTTCCGGCTCCGGCGGTTCAATGTAACCGAGCGTTTGCCCCGTGACTCCGCCGCCGGGGATCGGGTTTCCTGCTAGATCTTGGATCGCCATTGCTTCCCCGCTTCCCTACGGAACAACCGTCAACGTGTAGAGTGTTCCGGGAACTTGGTCGCCCGTCACAAGCTCGACCTTTTCGCCGGCGACGTTCAAAACGCTAACCGTCGCGAGCCCATTGTCGAAGGAATACTTCGCCGGGTTGCGAATGTCCGCGTTGTCCGTCATTGGTTCATTGAAATAGACGTCGATTCGATTCTCGCCGACCGCTTCAAGCCGATCAATGTCGGGAGCTTCCCCGATTCCCGTGAAAGCGTCGGAGTCAAACCCCGGATCGACGACGTTCCCCACAACGTCAACCATGTTTGAAACGGTGCCTTCGTATGAAGCGCCGTCCGTCATTTCCGACGTTTCGACTTCGACCCATTCCGGCGTTGCCACGTTTTGAGCCGTGACCGCCGAAAAGAACAAGTTCGCCGCGCCCGGCGTCAATACCGCGACCGAATAGTTCGCCGGATTCAAAAGCGCGTCGTCTTTCCGCATTGGTTCGTCAAAATTGAACCGGAGCTTCGTCGAGCTTACGACGTCGATCCCGGAAAGCCGGGGAGCGCGACCGAGCCCGCCGAAAAGATCCGTGTTCGTCGGCGGAGCCATAGCGTTTCCGGCGAGGTCTTCGACGTCCGAAACCGCCATTTCATAGTTATCGACCCCCGTTGTCATTTCCGACAAAACGTGAAGGTCGACATAGGTCGGATTCAAGACCGCTTCCGGCGTGATCGTGTCGAACGTGATCGGCCAAGCGAGCGCGCCCGGCGTGATCACATAGTTCGCCGGATCGACAAGCGCCGCGTTGTCGACGACCGGCTCGGAAAACGAAACGCGAATCGTGTCGAGCGCCGTCGCGACAACCGTGATCGTCGGAGCAACGCCAACGCCTGAAAAGCTCGCCGTGTCGTTTGCCGTGTCAATCGGATTTCCTACGGCGTCGACGACGTTCGACACTTCAACCGAATACGACGCGCCGTTCGTCATTTCGTTGACTGTCACGTCGACATAGGTCGGATCGGCGACCGCTTCCGGCGCGACCGCCGTCGCCGTGATCGGAACGCCCGTCGTTTCCGTGAAGACGTAATTCCCCGGCAAGTTCAACGCCGCGTCGTCGCTCATTGGTTCGTTGAAGACGACGCGAACGGTTGTCGAATCTTGCGCTTCCGCGCTTGCGACTTGCGGTTCAACTCCGATTCCGGTGAAGCCCGCCGACAAAAAGCCGACGTCCATTGTTTCGGCGAGAACGTTTTCGAGCCCCGCGTCGACCGTGACCGTCAACGCCGCGCCGTCGAGCATTTCCGGCGTGACCGTCAAGCGCGCCTTGTTCGTCCCGAAGCCAATCGAAACGGTCGAAACGCCGTGTCCGCCGATTGTGTAGCTCGCCGGATCTTGGAAAAGCGCGTTTTGATTCATAGCTTGATCGAAGACGACTTCGACCGTGTATTCGTCAATCGCGCTCGCGCTTGAAACTTTCGGATTCGCCATGATCTAGCCCCTACGCCGCGACGACCGTGATCGAAACGGTTCCCAAAACCGGGAGTTCGCGCGGTTGAAGCGCGACGTTCGCCGGCGGAGTCGTCACTTCGACCTTTTCAATCGACTCGCTCGTTTCGAAAATTTCATGATTGATTCGAGAAACGGCGACTTCTTCGCCGAACTCCCATTCGAATGTCACGCCGTCTTGCTTCAACGCTTCCGGTTGAATGACTTGTTGAAGCCGGTTGATCACGGATTGAACTTCAACCGACCCGTAAACCGTCGCCGCGACGTTGATCACTTTCGGCGTGTAATTGACCGACGTGATTTCTTGGTTCGCGACGAAATGCTTTTCGATTCTCGGAACCGCGAAAGCGTCGCCGTTGAAATAGAGATCGAGCGCCGCAAGTTGTTCGTTCGACGCTTGCCCGCCGCCCGCCGCGACGACAACAAGCTCGACCGTTTTCGGCCCGAATCCTTCTTCGAACGGTTTCGCGCGCGTGAACGGCTTCGCGCCGTTTTCGTCCGTGAATTGCTTCGCCAATTGCGCCGCGTCGTCCGGCGTGATCGCGACTTCTTTCACGCGAAGCGACGCCGGCCCTTCGATCTTCGCTTGTTCAAGCGATTCTTCCGTCGAACCTTGCGCTTCCGACCAACCCGTCGCCGGTCGCGGATTGAACACGGCGTTTATGAACGACAAGCCGGTTTTGTCCGTTGTGACTGTCGACGCGCCGACATTGCCGTCGTTTTTCGCCCCGTAGCGATACGCCGCGACGATATTCGACACGCCGATTCCGGGGATTCGTCCCGCTACTCCGTCGCCAAAAATGACGGTCGCTCGGTCGTTCTCGCCGCGCTCGACCCGATAGTGTTTGTCGCTCGCCGCGCTTCCGAGAAAATTGTCGACTTCGGTCCATTCTTCGCCGTCGACCGTGATCGTCATTGTGCTTTCGATATAGTAATCCTTCGACGTTTCGAACCGTTGATTCGCGAGCCCGGTTGAAGAACCGAGCGGGTCGTCGGTATGGCTTCGCCCTTGCGTTGCCAAGCGCGCGACGTATTGCTTCCCCTTGTCGATTCGGATTCGTTGGAAGACCGGGGAAGTTGTTCCGCCCAAGATTTCGACGATTCGATAACGCAACCAATAGGCGGAAAAACCGTTGACCGCCGTCGCGACCCAATTCCGCGTTAGGGTTTGCGGAAGCGGATATTCGACTTCGCCGCCGCCCGGATTCGAAAAGTTGTTCGGTTCGTCGACGACTTCCGACAAAATTTCCCAATCGCTCCCGACCGTGTAATCGGTCGGATCGGTTGAAGGGGTCGTTTGCCCTAGAAGCCCGGTTGTCGCGATATTCTTTCCGCCGACCCAAGTTGTTTCGACGTCTTCATAAGCCGTTGTCGAATTGAATTGAACGCGAACCTTTGTCCCTTGCCGATTTTCGAGCCCAAGATATGACGTCAAATCGAATTGAAGCGAGCCGCCTAGATTCGTGACCGAAGTCGGCGCGGTCTTTCGAAAGTTCCCGTCGTAATACTCCCAAACGCCCTTGATATTCGCCGCGAGCGTCGTCAACCCGGCGATTGACAATTGATTCCACATTGCTTCGGGGTGTCCGAAATAGATCGCGTCTTTCACGGCGGGAGTCGCCCAAGGGGAAAAGTCGTCGCCCGGAGTGACCGCCGAATTCGCCTTCGTCGTGTAATCGGTGAACGCCCCGCTTTCTTCGCCGAAGCATTTCCCAAGTTGATCGGTTCGCGTGACCGCGAGCGCCGTCAACGCTTCGAAATAGCGCGAAGGTTCGTTTCCTTGCTTCGTCGTCGCCGCTTGCGCGCCGGCGGGAATGACAACCGTCGAGCCCGCCGAAAAGACCTTCGCGAGTTCATAAACCAAATCGACTTGCGCCGGCGACGACGCGCGAAGGTTGAAGTCGATCAAGCGAAGCATGTTCCGAACCGTTTCGACAAGCTTCGCGGTCGGAAGCGTCGATTCATTCGCGACAAGATCGATCAAGACGTTGTTCGAATGCCCAACAAGCGCGACCGCTCGAAGAAATTGAATGAACGGCTCGAAGGCGCTTTCGTCCGTAATCTCAGGAACGTTGCGCCGCTTGTATTGAATGAGCGCTTCGAGAATTTGCGGATAGTAAAATCCGGTGAAATCGAAGTCGGGGATTTCAATATTCGTTGCCATGCCGTCGCCCTTTCAATCAAGCGCCCGAAGTGAACGACTTCGAAAACGTGTTCACTTCGTCCGATTCGATGTTCAAATATTTGAACGTCAACTTCAATTCTTGCGTTCCTTCGTTCGCTTCCCAAGCAATCGTGTTCGTCAAAAGCTTGAAACGGTGAAGGCGAAAGAAGTCGTCAAAAAGCGTTTTCACCTTCCGCAAAATGAGCGCGCGAAGGTTCGGATCGTTGACGTTGAAAATCATGTCGGAGCCAAGCCCCAAATCTTTTTGAAAAGCGTTTTCGGAATCGTTATCCGACAACGCCGTGAAAATGATCTTTTGATCGTTTTCGTCGCCGTCAACAAGCTTCGCGCCGCCTTGCTTGTTCACGCCGACCGGAATGTTCAACCCTTGCGCCATTGCTTCAACCCTTCAATAAACCGTGTCCGTGTTCGTGATCGGCAAAGGTCCGCCGCTCGCCGGCGGAGTCGTATCGAGCCCCGCGATCAAAACAACAATCGCGCCGCCCGTTGTCGCGTTGTGAAACGCGGTCGCGAGCTTTCCCGCTTTCGAAGCCGCCGATTCTTTCGCGTTCGAAGCCAAAATCGAAGTGATCTCCGCTTTCAAAGCTCCCGGCGGACATGCGACAACCGCGCTCGTTTGTTCAACGCCCCATGTCCCATTTCCGCCGACGCCCGAAGACGGCGGAGTTCCAACCGAAAACGTCGCGCCGGTCCAATAGGCGACGAACGCCGCGTCGAATTCCAATTCGGCAAGCGCCGGCGTGTTCGTATCGGCGAACACAAGCGCGCTTTCGAAGCCCGCCGCGTTTGCCGACGCGATTCCGTCGCCGGAAACGTCTTCAACGTCCGCCGCGTAAGTGTCATAAGCCGCCGCCCAATTCGCCGCCGCTTCCGCCGCGTCCGCCGGAAAACCGATAAAATCATCATGCGCTTCGTCGAGCATTTTGATCAATTCGGTTTCAAGCTTTGATTTGTCTAGCGCCATGATCAATCCGCTCCGTCCGGGAATTTCAACTTGTTCGAATTGATCGACGTGTCCCAAACTTCCGAAGGTCCGGTCGTCGGCGGAGAACTAGGCCCGACGCCCGTCCCGTGAACATGCGCGTCGAGCCAAGTGTTCAATTTCCCCCAAAGTGTTTCCAAGTGATCGGCGATTGCGGCGCTAACGTCCGCGACTCCAAGTTCGGTCACGGTGTCCGCGTCTTTCCCCGTCACCTTCACGCCCGCCCCGCCGTCGATTGTGACTTCAAGGTTCGTTCCGCCGGCGTCGAGCTTGACGATATGGGAACCGCCGTCAATCGAAAGTTCGAACGTCTTCCCGTCGCCGTCCATTTTCAAGACGTCGTTCCCGTCGTTCAACGAAACTTCAATCGCGTTTCCGGCGTCAACCGGCTTCAAGTGAAGAAACGTCTTTTCGAGCGTTGTCACTTTGAACGAACCGTCGACGTCGATCAAAACTTGCGTCGTGTTCGCCGGGTCGGTCTTCAACGCTTGATCCGGCTCCGACAAGTCTTTGACCCAAGTCAAAAAGATCTTCGTCGCGCCTTCCGTGTCGTCGAAAAGCAAAATGTGACCCGCCGGCGTAGCGAAACCCCGCCGCTTCCCGTAATTCTCGGAAACGAAGTCGGGGTGAATCGGCGCGGGAATGTTCGTCGATTCGCCGTCAAGTTCTTCGTCCGTGTAGGGTCGAACCATGCGCCAACGAACGTTGTCCGTTCCGCCTTCGAGCAACCCTTGACCGGGCGATTCGTCCGTTTCGGTTCCCGTGACGATCTCGATTTCGACTTGTTCGCCAACGTCGGGAACGACGAACCAACCCCAATCAAGCGACGGTTCAATGAAGTCCGGCAATTCGGAATCTTCGTCGCCCAAAAGTTGCGCGCAAGCGACCTTGATCCTTCCCCGATTTTCTTCGTCTTCGGTTGAAGTGACCGTCGCAATATAGCGTTCTGTGATCGTCCCGTTCACGCTAGGCTTTTCCTTCCCGAAAATTCGACCGTGTAACCGCCGCCCGACGACATGGAATGTCGAACGCGCGAAAAGAACCAACGCCCGTCGAACTCCGTTCCGAGCCCGTCAAGCGTGTGAATCTGTCGAGCCCGCAAAGACTCGACGCCGATCAACCGACCGCCGCCCGTGATCAAGTTTTCCCGCATTCGGCGAAACCATTGTTCCGCCCAAGCCTTCACGTCCGCCGGTTTTTTGAACCGCTTGTTCGTGAATTCTTCGAACGAAAAGTCGCCAATGAAAAGTTTGACCGTCGACCCGCGACCTTCCGCGACTTCTTCGTCGGCGGTTCCGGTCCAAGTCGCGTCCGGCGGATCTTCGTCTTCTTCGATTTCTTCTTCAATGACCTTGCCGGTCTTTTCGTCTTTCACGCGAACCTTGATCTTTGTGTTCGCGCCTTGAATCAAGAATTCCGGCGTGAAGCTCAAAAGAGCCCGGTTCCCCGTGTTGTAATTGAACGTATATTCTTTGTCTTGCGTCAACGATTTCGACGGGTCTTTGAAGTGAAGCGTCCATTTCCCGTTTTCGTCGCCGTCGACCCAAAAGAAGAAGCCCGTCATGTTCGCGAGCCCCTTCACGAATTGATAGTCGGACAAGCCGACCTTTTGAAAAAGCTTCGCGTCGATTTGCGGAGCGTCGTCAATGTCCGCTTCGAAGCCGTAAAACTCCGCCTTCCCGTTCACGACGTCGGAAACGCCTTCGCCGGGAAATGAACGCCCGCCCTTGCCGCCCTTTTTCTTCGAGCCTTCGGGCGCGTTGTCCATCATTTTGAAGTCTTTCGTGTAGCCGACGATCTCCATTGTCGGAAGCACGGCTTCGGGGAACGTCGGTCGCGGCTTCACGATCACAACCCGCCCGACGTGTTCAAGCGTCGTTCCGTAACCCATATGAATCGAGATCTCGTTTCCCGGCTTGAAAACCTTCAAGTCTTGAAAGACAAGATTCGGATTCGCGATCACGATCTTTGCCATGTCCGCGATCCCGTCCGTGCTTTCATACGTCACCTCTTGAACATACTTCGTCAAACCCGTTCCGAGATCGGTCCCGGCAATGTTCAAGATGTAGTTTGGAGCGAGATCTTCCGGCATGGCTTACAAGTCCAAAATGACGTGCGAAACGAACGAACGATTTCGCAAGTCGAACATTTGTTGACGAAGCCGCTTTTGTGGCGAATCTTCTTTCGCGAATGCGCCTTCAAGCGGGATCGAAGTTTGCGTGACCTTTTCCTTTCGAAGCGTCGATTTGTCCGGGAGCTTGATCACGTCGCCGGCTTGAATGTTCGGTTTCGTCGGGTGACGCTTCCGAATCACGTCGCCAAGCAACGGATTTCCATATTCGCGCTCGGTCAACGCTTCGTAATAGTCCCGACGCCGCGCCCGGTGATAGCGCGTTTCGCCGAAAAACGTGTCGTCGATTGAATAGGGAATGTATTCGCGAAGAACCATTTGAAAGGTTGCCCCGCGAAGCCCGCCGAATGCGTCGGGTTGATCATAGTTGATCGGCCCAAGTGATTCGAGAATACATTCGGGAATTTGAATGTGTGAATCGCCGATCCAAAACGTCAAGATCGGCGGGTGTCCTTCAACGCCGCCAAGCTTCGTCGTCCATGACTTCAACGTGTCAAGCGTGTTTTGAATGTCCGAAAAATCGACCGCCGAATATTTGTAAAGCCGGGCTTGAAACGTGACCTTGTTCATTTGCCCGTGCAAAAATTGAGTGATCGCCTTCGCCGCGCCTAGCGAATAGTGTTCGGCGTATTCTCCGCCCCAACCTTCTTCGGTGATCGCGGTCGGTTCGTATTGACCTTCGATTGTTTGAAAGGTTTCGGTGTTCGTTAGGAACCAAGTCCGAAGCGTCGTGAAAAGTGACATTGCTTTTAGCCTCCCGCTCCGACCGGAACCGCGCCTTGTTCAAGTAGCATTTTCCGTTGAAACGGAGTCGTCTTGAATCCGCCGCGTTCGGAAATCTCTTGCTTGTGCCGCCCGGAAGCGTAAGCGACTTCGCGACCGTCGACGTTCAAGCAATTGTTGATGTTCAATTGACGCTTGTCTTCGAGCTTCGCCGCGACGTCGACCTTCGGCGGTCGAGCGGTTCGCGCCTTTTCTCGCTTCTTCATGTTCGTGATTTGCGTCGCTTGGCTTTCTTGCGTCGTGTCTTGCACGCCTTGAAGCCCCTTTTCGACGACCTTCACGCCTTGCGTCTTCTTCTTTTCTTCTTCGGGGAATACGATTCCGCCGATCCCCTCTTTGGCAAACGCCTTGATCCCTTCCGGGATCGGAATGTGAAGCGTTTCGGCGAGCTTGACCGCCGCCGCCATAAGCTTTCGAATCGGCAAAAGAACGAAATCGAAAATCGCGATTCCGAGCTTCGCGATTCCGCGAATCATGTTCCCGGAGAACATATCGCGAAAAGCGTCAATGACCCGCGTGATCGTTTGCCAAACGACCCTAAACGGCGTGACCATGTATTCCCAAACGATAGGAGCGACCGCCGCAATGATCGGAATCAAGAATTGAACGACCTTCAAGACCGCCGTTGCGACCGCCCCGATCACGGAAGCAATTGTTCGCCCGACTTCGCGCCAATCAACCGAAACGGATTCCGTTCCGTCCGAAATGCTCGCCACAACGTCTTGAAAGGCGAGCTTGATCATTGCGATTGTTTCGTTCCAAATGATCCCCAATTCTTCGATCACGGGAATGAAGCCTTCCTTCAATCCCAACCAAAGCGGCTTGATCGCGTTTTCGTAAACGTCGAGAACCCATGACTTGATCGAGCCCCAAACGCGAACCGCCGTGTCGAGCAAGCTTTCGTTCGGTTCCCGAAGCAATTGAAACGCCGCATAGACGACGCCAAGAATTGCGAGAACCGGCCAAAACGCGCCCGAAATGAAAGTCGCGAGCCCCGAAATCGCCGGAATGACGACCGAAGAAATCACGAACGCGATCCCGGCAAACCCGACCAAAACGGGAACCGCCGCCGCCGCGACGCCTGCAAACAAGACCGCAAATTTCGCAATCGACCGGAAGGTTTCGCCGCCGAATGTCGCCTTCGCCCGGTCGGACAATTGAACGAAAAAGTTCCGAAGCGACGCGATCCCGCTTTTGACAAGGTTGATCGCGTCGACGACTCCGAGCGCAATGTTCCCAATGACCGGCCCGAATTCGCCTATCACGCCTTGAACGACGTCCGCTTCGGTCCCGACGCCCGCCGCGACTCGCTTGAACGCCGATTGAATCTTTTGAATCGCTTGAACGACAAGACCGAGCTTTGTCGCCGCGACCGTGACGAATTCCGTCAAGGGAGCCAAAAGCGGTTGAAATAGTTCGATTGAAAAGCCTTCCATTGCCGAAGCGAAGATCGTCAATTGCCCCTTCAAATTCGCGAGCCGGATCTTCGCCATTTCTTCCGCCGCGCCTTCGGCTTCGAAGTTTTGCTTCACCAATTCGTCGAGCGACTTTTTCCCCGCCGCTTGAAGGGCGAAGAAAGCCTTTTGACCGCGAAGCCCGAAAAGCTCCGTCGCCATTGCCGTTCGTTTGATCGGGTCTTTGACCTTGTTCAACTTCAAGGCGAATTGTTCGACGATCCGCGAAACCGGAAGAAGCCGATTGTTTGAATCGCGAAGCGCGATCCCCCAATTCGTCATAAGCTCCGCGCCCTTCGACGAAGGATTCGCGAGCTTGTTGAACATATTGACCATTGACGTTCCGCCTAGCGTCGCGTCAAGACCGGAGTCGGCGAGCTTTCCGGCGACCGCCGCCGCTTCTTCGAGCGGAACGCCAAGCGTTCGCGCCGAACCCGCCATCATGCGGAACGTTTCACCAAGCTTCGAAATGTTCGTGTTCGTCTTCGAAGACGTGTTCGCGAGAACGTCGGCGACACGTTGCGCTTGATCCCATTCAAGCCCCATGCCTTTGACCGTCTTCGCTACCACGTCGGAAGCTTCGGCGAGCCCCATTGAATCCGCCGCCGCCGCGTTCATGATTCCGCCAATGCCGCCAATGATTTGACCGACGTCCGCGCCCGCGCGAGCCATGTTTTCCATAGCTTGCCCGGCTTCGGTCGCCGTGAATTGCGTCGAAGCGCCAAGTTGCTTCGCCTTCAATTCAAGCGGAGCCATGTCTTCGGTTGTGATCCGAAGAATCGACCGCGTGTTCGACATTTGTTGTTCGAAGTCCGCCGCTTTTTTCGCCGCGAACCCCATTCCGAGCCCGACCGGAGCAAGCGCCATTGCCGCCGAACGCGCCGCGCTTGTCATTTGTGACAAGCCTTGCGCCATGTTCCGACCGGAAGACCGCGCGATTTGAGCCATTGCCCGCGCGGTTGAAGCGCCGACGCGCGCCATTGTTGCGGGAAGCATGTTCGCTTTCGTGTTCAATTGAACGAAAGCGTTTCCGGCTTGCCCCATAGTGGCGATTGCTTGATTCCCGTCAAACTTTAGGAGCCCGCCTAGCCCTATGGTTTCAAACGCCATGTCACTTCCCCTTTGATGCGCGCTTTATTGCCTCCGCTTCGTCTTTCTTTTGCTTGTGAAGCCTTTCAATGTACCATTCGCGATCCGACGAACTCATTCCTTGAATGTCGCCGAACGTCATTCCCGGCATACAATAGGTCAACGCGAACACTTGTTCGCGAAGCTCTTTTGTCGGCGTTACCGGGAAGAACTTGCGAAAAAATCGTCATAGCCCCAATCAAGCGACCGAAGGAACTCGCGCTTACATTTCGGACACTCGCCTTTGATCGACATATCCGGCCCGACCCGATGATCGTCGATCAAGGTCGAAAGCCCTTCAATGTCGCGTTTCGTCATTTCGTCGAGTTCGTTTCCGCCAAGCGGAATCGAACCAACCCCTTCGAGTTCGTGAATGCTTCCAAGAATCACGCCGATCTTGAAACCGCTTATGTCGTATTGCCCCGAAACTTGCATTGTTTCGACGACGTTCCAACGTTGCGGACCAAGCTTCAACGTTTCGACTTTCTTCCCGCGAACTTCAATCGGGGTCGTGAGCTTGTATTTCCAAAGCGCGTCGGCGAGCTTGCCGACCGTGCGAACGTCGAGCGTCGACAAATCGCCGACGAAATCGAATTCGTTTCGGCACGTCGCGCAAGTGATCCGCATTTTGAGATCCGGCCCAAGCGCTTCAACCCGCAACCGCGCGTAAGCGTGAAAAACGTCGGCGGTCCAAGCTTGCGACAAAATGACGCGCCTTTCTTCGAGCTTCATGTTCTCGAAGTCGTGCTTCCCCCATTTCGTCGCCATTGTGCCAAGAATCATTGCGACATATTCCGGCATTGTCGCGTTCCGGTTTTGATCTCGAAGCGCTCCGATCTCGCGTTCTTCTTTCATGCGCCAAGCGCGAAAAGAGAAAGCGCGCGGTTCGCCGTCGAAGCCAATCGGAAATTGATTCCCGAACTTGTCGAGCGTGATCGATTTGACGGTCGCTTCGGTTGAAGCGCCGTTTTCATTCTTGGTTGCTTCTTTGGTATCTTGCACGATTCACCTCCAATCGGATCAAGCCTTGTAAAGCCCAATCGTGCGATATGGTTGAAAAGGTTTAGCCGGGAAGCGGTTCAATGTCGTCCGCCGAAAAACTCCATTCGACTTGTGCGAGTTCGCCGTCGTTCGCCATTTCGAGATCCGGCAATTTCCGCTTGAACGGCCAAAGACCAACAATCGCGAAGCTCGCAATCGTCGTGCCTTCAATCGACTTGTGGATCAAAGTCGCCGCCTTTTTGTAGGTCGGCGAAACCGGGTCTTGACCTTCGCGAAGCCAAATTTCCATAGCCGCTTGTTGCGTCCTATGGTGCAACGGAAGCATTGCCGTGAATTCTGTCGGCCCGCGATTGCCGCCGCTCGCGACCGTTCGGTCGGGAAGTTGCGTCTTTTGAATCTCGTCTTCAATCCCCGAAATTTCGGTGAATGTGAAGGTGAGCCCCGGAACCAACAATTCATAATTGTTGACCGGAATGTGATTCGGATCGATTGCGCCTTTCATGTTCCTTGCCTCCAATCGGGTGAAGCTTCGCTTTCGGTTAGCTTACTTTGCCCGCGTTACTCGATTTCGACTCCCGCCGTGACGTCGGTCGCGCTTGTCGGCGCGGTCGCCGAATCGTGATCCGCCTTCAATTGATTGAATTGAGCGACAAGATCGTTTTGAGTCGCGACCATTGCGACCAAAACGTCATAGAGTCGATCCGTCCCGTGTGATTCGTCGATCCCCGCGCCGGCGTTGCCGACCAATCTCTTTAGTTTGACTGCCATGATTGAACCCTTTTCCTTTCAAATCAAAGTTCGTGTTCCGCCTCAACCGCTCGCTTGGCGCGGCGATCCGTTACCCAACGGAATCAAAGATTCCTTGCTTGCCAATGATGATATTGAACCGCTCGACCGTATCGGCCAATCGAAGCTTGATCTCCGCGAACATATCGCCATTGGCGCGCGTCGCGTCCGTGTTGTTCTCCGCGTCGATCTTGATCTTCGCGGCGTCGTCGAGCTTGTCGCCACGAATGGCGCGCTTGACGAACTCCGGTTGAAAGAAGCTTCGAAGCGCCGTGAACGCGAGCTTTTCCGTCACGGGATCGTTGATCATGAACACGATCCAATCGAACGACTCTTGCAAGACGTGTTCATAATACGACATTTGTTCTCTTTGGTGCTTCCACTTCCAAGCGGGATCGAGCCACAAGGTTCGATCTCCCCAAAGAATGAAGTTCCCGCGCTTCTTTTTGATCACGTTGATTCCGAGCGGATTCAAGATTTCTTCGTCAAGAATCGCGTCGCCGGTCGGAAGCTTCAAGATCTTCGGAAGCGTCGCTTCGATTCCGGCTTGTGCCTTGTGATAGCCGGTGTAATCGTTCGACACGCGAGCTTCGCGCCCTTGGATTTGCCCGGTCAACGGAACAAGCTTCAACTTCCCGTCCGCGCCGTCGACCGGATCGACAACGTAGCCATAGCTCGGAACACTTACGACCGCGTAATCGTTCCGCCCAAGCGTGTTGTTGATATAGTCGTCGAACTCGTTTTCGGTGACTTTCGTCGCCGGAACTTCATAGCGGTATTGATGATTCTTCGCCGCCGCGTATGCGACGCCCGCCTTTTGAACCGCCGTCGACGTGACGCCCGGAGTCGCGAACTTCACAAGCCCCATGTTTTTGTCGGTCAAACGGTTGAAGGGAGAAAGGTCGACGTCCCACAATTGTTGATTGTATTCGGGATCGCCGACGCCGGCGTTTCCGTCACGTCCGCCGGAAAGCGGAAGCGGAGCTTCAACAAGAAATTCGTCGGCGGGAGCGCCGTCGACCGTCATGTCGGAGCCGTCCGCAACGGTGATCGATTTGTGATCGTTGTCGACGATTCGGAACTTCACCTTCGCCGCGTTCACCTTGTCGGGATAGCATTTCCCGCCGATCAATTGATCGGCAACGAAAGGCTTGTAATTCACAACAAGCGTGTCCGCCGCCGCGAGCGGAGTCGCGCCCGCCGTGACTGTGAAAGGCGGCGACCATTTGTTGTTTGGATTGAACAACGTTCCAAGCGTGACCGTTCCGAGCGCGCCGAACTTGTCGGAAACCGCGTCGCCGCTTGTCGGCGCGGTCATGGTGATCGTGATCTTTTGCGCGACCATTTCGTCGGTTGTCGTTCCGAGCGCAAAGGTCGGATTGCCGCCGGCGACCGGGGAATTGATCGTGAAGTCGTGAATCAACGCGGTCAAAACGGTTGCCGTGACCGTATCGATCACGCCGTAATGATTCGCCGGGCGAACCGCCGGAACATGCGCGCCGGTCCAAAGATCGACGACTTCGATTTCGTCGTTCGCGCCGTCTTCGTTGATCACGTCGACCCAATAGCGCCCCGACGTCGGATTCGTCGAAAGGTTCGGATATTTCTTCACGAACCGCCCGTCGACGAAGACCGAAAGCGCGAATTCGGTTGAAGCGTTTTCTTCGCCGTCTTCGATCAAGATCGAAACCGCCTTGTCTTCGTTTTCCATGACAAGGTAATAGCGGAGATCGCCGCCGCCGCCGTGATCGGTCAGCATGGTTTGATCCGCTTCAACCGTGATCAAGCCCGCCGCCGTGTTCCCAACAATCGGATAGCGCGTGTTCGCGACGGCGGAAAGCTCGACATAGCCGCCCTTCCATTCGTCTTCTTTGAACGCGCTTGAACCCGTGTCGAGCGTGATTTCGGTCAAGTCGCCGATTGCGCTCAAGTCGTCCGTGTAGCGCTTCGCCTTGCCGCCCCAACGTCCGCCGTTCTTTGCCTTGACGGTTCCCATTGGAACCAAAAGCGACCCATAGCGCCCGTAAAGCGTCCGCGACGCTTGAAGTTCGTTCCCGTCCGTGACTCGAATCAAGACAAGCCCGCCGGCTCCGGCGGCGTTGTCGTAAAAGTCAATGCAAGCGTCGGGAGCGAGCGAGTCGTCGATATAGCTTCCGAATTTCTTCAAAAAGCTCGACTTGTTCGACAAGCGAACCATTTCGCCGACCGGACCTTTTTCGAAGATCCCGCCGTATCCCGCCCAACCGAGCGCGCCGGGCTCGATTGTCTTTTCGCCTTCAAGTTCCGTGACGCTTACGCCCGCGCCGCGAATGGGTCCAAATCGCTTTTGTGCCATGATTTCGAGCCTCCTACGCTTCAACCGTTGCGTTCATGTTTCCGTCCATGACGAACCGCTTCACACCGAAAATCGGTTTCGAATCTTCAACGAAAAATAGCGCGTTCTCGATTCGAAAGCGAATTCTGCCAGTGTGAAGGTCGCCGGAGTTCGCCGGGGTCGTCATGTCAAATTCGTCGATAAGGAATAGCCGAAATCTTTCGTCCATTCCTACAGATTTTATTGTCGGATTGTTGGCGAAAAATCTCTTTATTTCGTCCGCCAACCTTTGATGATCAACGCCTTTATCCGTGATCAAGTGAAGCAAAACTTCAAGATTTCCTTGAAGGGGAGCGGGAATTTTCCAACCTTCCCCGGTCGCGCGATTCAAAACGTGATCGTCTTGACCGAGCTTCGACGCGCCGATCAAGTTTATGTCGTCGAGAATGATCGACGGAACCTTTTCGATCTCCGTGTAGTCTTGCGATGTCGTGACCGCGACTTCCGGTTCATACACAAACCGAATGAAAAGCACGTCGCCGGCGGCTTGCGCGCCGGTCAACGTGATCACTTGCGTTCCGACGTCGAACGAATCGAAGACGTCGGTCAAATGCTCCGGGTCGTTCGTATGGTTGAAGACCGAATCGATCCCGGTCACGTTGTAAGGGGTTTCGAGCTTGTAATCGTTTTTGAGATCGACGGTTGACGCCGCCGCTTCAAGTTGAATCATGAAGCGCGAGATCGGTTGAAGCCCGCTTCGAATCAACGGAACAAGCGACCGATAGATCAAGTCGTCTTGAAACTCGATTGTCGATTCATACAAGACTTTGACCGCGTAAACGTAAGGGGAAAACGCCGCGTTCGTTGTCTTCAAATTGATCACGACTTGAAGCTTCCGCGCTTGAACGACGCCGGGGAAGAAGCTCGCAATGTTCGCCGCGACTTCCGCTTCGGTGTTCCAATCGACCGCGTTCACTTCCCAAGTCGACCCGTTCCAAAAATATTCGTCGGTCCCGTCCGAAAGCCTGAAACCGAGCGACGTCACGACGACGCCGGCTTCGTCTTTGAAGTGATCGGCGATCACTTCGAAGCCGATCCATTGTTGAACGGTCGTCGGGTCCGTGACCCAAGTCTTCGCGAAAATGTCCGGGTCGGTCGAGAACGCTTCCCCGGCAAGTTGCAATCGGTTGAAGCCCGACGTCGGATTCAAGCGCGCGCCGGTCCCTAACACGATTCGCGAACGGTTTTCTTCTTCGAACGCGAACGTCTTGATCAACTTTGTCGTTTTCATCCTTTTGTGATCTCCCGCATTGCCGCATTCACGGCGGCTTCCCAATTCTTCCGCGCTTTCTTGCGGAGATCGGGAAGGTCAAACGCCGCTTTCACAAAAGGTCGCGACGGAATGACAATCGCCGGCGTGTTCGGCTTCAACCGCTCCCAACCGCCCGGCATTCGCTCCCAAAGCTCCGCCGCTCGACCGGAAAGCTTCGACGGTTGCCAATCCCCGATTGAAACCTTCCAAAGCACATAGAACAAATTCCGCATTCGTTGGGTAACGGTGATCTCCGTCCCTTCGTGCAATGCGACGCCGACATTGTAGAAACGATCCGTCTTCAAGACTCCGACGAAAACCGTTTTGTCGTCGACGATCTTTTGCCCAATCGCTTGAAAAAGCGAACTCGAATTGTCGACAAGCGGCTTCGTGCTCCCCTTGATCGCAGTCGTCAAAGGCTTGTTCGGCTTGAAGTTGCCGGCTTGAATGACCTTCCGAATTGTTCGAACGCCTAGAAGCCCGTTCAATTCGGTCGCGCGGCGAATGTGTTTCCGCATGGCGGAAGAAAATTGATGCTTTCGGAATGCGCGCGAAAGCTTTCCCCAATCCCCCGTTTTCTTCCATTCGGTCGCCATGTCTCGATCAAAGAACGCCGGTCCAAATTCCGCCGGCGGATTTCTCGACAAGCGCCTTCGTGACTTCAACGCCGGTTTCAATGTCGACGAATCCGCGCTTCACTTCGCGCGGTTCCGCGAACTTGAATTCGTCGTCGCCCTTGCGAACGAAGTCGCATTTGAAAAGACGATAATTCACTTCGTCGTCTTTTTGCGTCGGAACGTACACTTCCGCGATCACGCTTTTCGAGAAAACTTCAATCGGCCAAACCGAGCCATTCTTCGCGACATTCATTTTCGGCAAAAGATAGCCGGCGAGCGACTTCCGAAGCTTTTGCATGAATTCGCCGACCGACTCTTTTTCTCCGAGCGGAAGGTTCGCTTTGTGAACTAGAACTTCGCGTGTTTCTGTCATGATTGATCCCCTTACCTTTCGCCGCTTCGCGACGGTTGTCTATCTGCAAAGAACGCCTTGACCATTGTCGGCCCGCCTATGTCGTCATAGGTCGCGGTCGGTTGAAGCCGCGTTATGTAAACGTCGGTCTTCAAGCCGCCCATTTCAATGAACCGATCATTTTGTTGAAGCTCGATCCCTTGCGCCGCAAGGTCGACGTAACGAAAAAGAGCGTAACCCGAAGCGCCCTCTTGCGCTCCGCCCTTCGTCATTGACAACCCAAGTTCGAAATCCCATTTCACTTGAGCCTTGACCGTCTTGACCGGATTCCGCTTCGCGAATTGAATCGGCTCCCGTGCGTCGTCGTCGACGAACGAACCCGCCCGGTCGATTTGTTCAATCTTGACCGGGATCGGGTGAATCAAATTCGGAACCGGCATTTCTTCCCCCTACCTAAAAGACCAATGCGCCGGCGTCGCCGCGCCCATTGGCGCGCGATACAAGCGCAAGATTTGTTGAATCTCCGGGTCGCTTGTGACTCCGTTCAAAATCCCCGCCGGTTGCGCCTTCGGAGCCGTGACCGCAAACTTCCGCCGGTGATCGTCGGTTTCTTCTTCAACAAGCGGTCCCGTCGCCGGCGGCGGCGGAGCGGGGAGCGTTGCCGCTTGCGCCGGATTGATCGGATTCGTGATCTTCTCATAAACGAGCTTCATTAGAGCCCGTCGAATCGCCTTCGGCGTCGAACCGTCCGCTTCCGTGTAGCCGAAGATCCCTTTGATTTCTTGGTTCTGATAGCCGCGCCGGAAACGATTCGAGCCCGAATAGTTGACCGGGCGATTGAAAATGTCGAAGCTTTCTTCGGGCTTCAACGAAATTTTCGGGTTGTGCCTATGGTCCGGGAAACCCGCGCGCCCGTTGTAAATCACATAAGCTTCGGGATCGAGTTCGACCGTCGACTTGTTGATCTTGATATAGTCGATTGAAATGATCGGAACCCCGAAAAACAACGTGTCCGAATCGTTGCCGTCAATCGACAAGATCATTTGACGCGCGTTGAACCATTGGCGCGTTGTCCGTTCAAGGATCGCTTGCCAAAGTTCGATTTGCGCGAGAACGTCTTCGTCCGCCATCATTGCGACGTCGATCCCCAAGTCGCGAATGTCTTGAACGCTGCAATAGGTATCGACCGACGACCCCGCCGACTCGACCAAAACTTCGAAGTCTTCGAAGCCGGCTTGATACGCCGACGAAGGCCCGACCTTCCAACGCCATTCGATCCTATGCGTTCCGATTGGCTCCGCAAGGCTTGGGGTCCAACCTTTCGCCGCGCCGTTGTCGTAAGCGTAATATGAGCCAACGCCAAACTTTCCGGGCGCGCTCGAAACGTCTTCATAGTCGCCCGGCGTCGTCGGGAAGATTTGAGTTCCGGGGAGCCCCGCCGAAATGTCGAAGATCCGAAACCCGATTTCGTGCATGTCGGTTAGAACGCCGTTGACCGTCACAAACCAATTGATGATCGACGGAAGATTTTCTTGACCCCTTGCTAGTGCTGGCATGATCGATCCCCTATGGATAAGTCCCGGTCGGATCGAACGGCGAACCGACGACTTCGAGCGCCGTCAACCCGGACGTGTCCGCGTCGATCACAAAGCCTTGAAGCTTGTCGTTCGTTCGGGGCGCGACCGTCGTTTGAATGCGCGTGTCCGTGATTTCGGTCCAACCTTTGCGCGGATCGGTCGGCGAATAGACGACGCCATTCCAAATCAAGCGAAAGCTCCCCGGAACGAATCGAACCGGGGATTCGAATTCTTGATTTGCGCCGTCGACCGCGCCGACCAAATCCACGATCAAAGCGTCGGACATTCATTCCCCTTTCGCGTCGGTTGAAGCGCCGTCCGCTTCGCTCGACTCGCCTTCCGCCGGCTCCGCTTCAACCGGCTTCGCTTCGTCCGCCGGAGCTTCCGCCGCCGGCTCGACCGCTTCAACCGGCTCCGCTTTCGGAGCGACTTCCGGTTCGACTTGCGATCCCGCGCAAGCGTATAAAAGACAACCGAGAATGATCAAGAAATACCGCATTTTTGACCCCTTTCCTACGTTTGAAAGTCCGAATCGCGAAACCCCTTCGGGAGCGGTTGCGGCCAAAGCAAACCGAGCCCCAAGCCCGCGACGCAATACAAGATCAACCCATATTGCACGGGAGCCCCAAAAAACCAAAGCGGGAGCCTTCCGAGCAAATCGAGAACAACGCCGACCGCCGCAACGGTTGAAGCGCCGGCGAGCATTCCGACCCGAAGCCAACGTCGCCCCGAATAGAACACGGGAACGAACCAATGCGTCGGGAGAACGCACGTCATGACCGCGATCATGGGGTGACGAAACGCCGCGTCGGTCGTGATCGCGCTCCAAGTGTTCCCCGCCGTGTCGTCGCTCGCGAGAAAAATGTCGACGATCACGAAAAGCGCAATCGTCCCGAACCAAATGAACGCGACCGTTTTCTTTGTCATGGCGACGACTCCGTTTCCGAAATCCCGTAAATCGTCGCGACTGCAACGTCGCCGCCGAACTCCGCGTCGTTTTCAAGCGCGATTCGGATTTCCATTCCGACCGACGCCTTCAAATCCGTCGCGCCGCGCTCAGAATAGGGCCAACGAAAAACGTGAATCGGCCCTTTCATTCCGCGCCATGACGACCCGCCCATTTGCGGAATCGACGGATAGGCGAGCGACGCTTCGTTGATAAAGTCCATCATGGTTTGATAGACGGTCGGGCTTCCGTATGGATTGCCGGCGACATACAATTGAAAAAGAACCGTGTCGTTCAATTCGACATTCTCGGAAAATTGAACTTCGATTTGCGTGATCCGAAGTGTTTTCCCTTGTTCCGGCTTGATCGTGAAAGTCGATTTGTCGGCGTAATGATAATGAACCGCGACGACCGTCTTTCCCGACTGTGACGAATTGAACGTGACCGCGCCGGTCAAATAGTTGATCGAATAGTCTTTGTCAGTTTGCCCCGGTGAATTTTCTTCAACCGGGGAGCCGTCGACTTCGATTTCGGGTTGATAGACGTTGCGAAGATCACGTTCGCCCGTCAACTTCCCGTGTGTGACGTCGACCCAAGCGCGCGCCGTTGCCGGTTCAAAAGTCAATCCGTCGCCGGAATCCGTCAACGTTTCGTCGGTCACTTCAACCGAACCTTCGAACCAAGTCGTCTTGTCGCACCAATTCGGAGAAATGACTTCAAGACGACTTACTTCGGAAGCCGGTTCGATTTGAATCTTATGGTGTGTCGCTTGTGGCATTAGCTTTGCTCCGCCGGATTCGCCCGGAACTTGATTCGAAATCCTTCCGGCCAAGCCGTCGAAAGTGTTTCAAGCGGACAAACCCAAATCGCGACGCCTTCAACGTCGCTCGATTCATGACCTTCGAGCTTCTTTTCGCCGACTAGAACCATTTGCGTTCCGGGGTGCTTCGGGCATTCCGGCGGCGGGTCGCGAGCGATTGTCATGTTACCGCGCCCCTTTCAAGTTCGAAGAAGCCGTTCGCGTTGACCGCGCAAGCGGCGGCGTTCGACGCCTTGTTTTTGACGCTCGCGATCAAGAAATGCCCCTTCGATTTTTCGAGCTTGATCGGCGCGCCGAATTGAACTTGTTGTGACGACGACGCTTGAACAAATGCGTCGACGACGCGATCAAGCTTGTCGTATGTGACGACAATCGCGACGCCGCTTCCGGGAGCGGTCTTCAAATTGATTGCTTGTCGTAACCCGTCCGCCGAATCGTCGACCGTGTAATCGGCGACAATTGTCTTCGGAACCCCGTCAACCGTTACCGCGACATGACTCGCCGCCGCGACCGCATTCGCCGAAAGTTCGAAGATCTTCGTCACACCGTCGCCGACGAAATTTTCAACCGCGTCGCGCGCGATTCCGCGATAAACCAAAAGTTCCGACGCTTGATCATTGCCGATCAAAAGATCGGTTATGAACGCAACGTCGATCTTCGGATTCGTCGTGAGCCCCGCGACTTCTTTGTCGAAGAAAACCATTTCGGCGTTTGTCGCGAGAACGCGGCGAACCGACAAAAAGATCGGGTTGTCGGCGCGTGTCCGCGTTCCGACTTCGCCGAAAACGCCGATTCGCCCGACGCGCCAATCTTGATCGTCAACTTCAACCAAGATTCGCTTGAAAAGCCGTTGAAGCGTTGCGTCGTTTACGGTCGCCGTCAAGTCGAGCCCGGAGCCCGAACCTTGCGCGGTTGAAGCGGAAAATGAAATTCCTTCGAGCTTCAAACCCTGTTCAATCGCGCGAATGAAAAGCGCGCAATTGTGCGATCCCGCGATCCAATTGTCGTCGAAATCTTCGTCGGCATTGAAAAGAGCGGCGAGCCCCGCCGCAATGTCGAAAACCGTGTCGCCCGCTTCAACCGTGTAGACTTTTTGAAATGACCCAACGTTGACCGTGACCGTGTTTCCCGCTTCCGGGTTTCCGGCAATCGCAACAAAGCCGAAAGGGTTGTTGTCGAAACCGAAAATGTTCCCAACCCCCACAACGTCGAGCGTCAAGTTCACGTTCGTTTCAAGCGCGCCGTTGTCGACGTTGACCGGGGAGCCGTCTTCGCTTCGAAGCGTGACGCCTAGATTCCCGTCCGGTGTTAGGCTAGGAACGAAGCTCATATTTGAATTTCCTTCCCTTGAAAAAAGACGCTCAAATGATCAAGCTTCGTCAAGTCGTCTTGAACCGTCACGCGAACATAGTCGGGCGACGCGAACGTTCCCGCCTTTTTGAGAACGAGCCCGCCGATCCCGAAGTAACCGCGAGCGACGTTCGGGCTCGCGACAATCAATTCGAAACCGCCGGGCGGGGAAAATTGAAGAATCTCGCGCGTTCGTTGCAAATTTGCGATTCCATAAACAACGTCGCCGGCTTTCACTTCAATCAAAACGCCATTCGGAAGCGCGACTTCCCCCATGAAATAGTCGCCGAATTTGACCGAACCGTCTTCGACGACAAGGCTTAGACCGCTCGTTTCAACGTCCCAAGTCGCGCCCGGATTCCATTCGTAAATGACCGGAGTCACGGAACCGTCGACCGCCATTTCGGGCGAACCGCCGCCGTCTTCAATGAATTCATTGATCGCGCCCGCGCCCGCCGAAGAAATTTGCGCGTCGACAAGCAAGCGCTTCGCATTGTTGACGCTCGCGAGATTTGACGAAGCTCCGCCTTTGATTTCAACGATTGTCGGGTTTCCCGCGCCGCCTTGTCCCGAATCGACCGCGAGCCGTTTCGTTCCGGCGTCGTCAATGACAGAAACGGCGGCGGTTCCCGCTTCGTTGTAAAGTATTGCCGCCGGTGAGTCGCTCATTATGTGATCGTCCTAACCCGCGACGTTTCAAAAACGCCCGAATACGTTATCGCGTCCGAAACGGTCGCGAGAACGGTTGAACCGTCCGTGTCGTAAACCTTCCAAACAATCGGCGTCGGCGTGACATTGGTCGCCCCGCCGCCCGTTCGCGTGATCGTCTTTTCGACGATCTTCTTCAACTTCGAAGACGATTCCCACCAAATGACCGACGTCGGGAAAGGCGAAGCCGCCGGAAGCGTTTCCTTGAACGCTCCCGACGCGAAGCCTTCCGCCGGCCCGTCGTCAATGAAGTGAATCAGATTTCGGATCGCGGCGTGTCTTGAAGTCTCGACGCCCAACGGCGAAAACGTTCCGTCATTGTCTCGAAGACGGAACAAGCCCGACACGTTCCGCATTGCGCCAACGATTGTCGGGTCGCTCGCTTCCGGGGTTAGTTGAAGTTCGTCTTCTTCTCTACTCCCCGGAAATCTGTCGGGTGTCCGTGGCATTCACGCCCCTTCATGACTTCCGCTTCGACTTCTTCGTCGCCGCCTTCGTCTTCGGCGGCTTTGAACCGTTGCCGCCTTCGTGTTCGTCTTCGGCAAGATCGCTTGAAGCGGCGGAACGACCAAGATCGTCGCCGGCGTCTTCGTCTTCCATTCTTTGATAGCGTTCGTATTTTTGCGCTTCGCTTTTGAAGTGACCGCCGATTGCGTTCGCCGCGCGTTCAAGCCCCTTCAATTGACCTTGCATGTCGATCAAATCGGTTTGGTTTTCACGCGCGATCCCCCGAACGATTTCGGTGATCCGCGTTACTTCCGAAATCCGAAGCTTCGCAAGCTCCGGTTCAAGTTCGCCCGCTTCAACCGCTTGGTTGATTGGCGTGCATTCCTGAAAGATTCGCTTCGAAATCACGTCCGCCGCTTGAACAATTCCCCGCTTTTGTTCAATGGCGTTTCGAACTTGAAGCATTTGAAGATCAATGTGTGTGACCGCCTCTTGAAGCCCTTCGAGCTTCGCGCGCGGAACGTCCGCCTTGATCTCCGACAACGTTTCGTTTTGTGTTAGGTTCATGTTTCCCCCGCTTGTGCCGCCTATTCAATCGGCCAATTGCGGTTGAAGGTTATTGTTGCAACGCAATCGAAATGAGCACGTCGCCGCTTTTCACGCCTTTCGGGAAATCGACTTTCAAGTCGCCCGCGCTTGCTGTCGTCCCGACATAGACGTCGTTTTTCACTGTGACATTCCCGCCGTATAGAAGCCGACCATTCAAGAAAACAAATGTGTCGACGTTCGCCGGCGTGTTCATGTCAATCGAATGCGTCGTCAAGTCAAACGTCGCCGCCGGAATGTTCACGCCTTGCGCGTAATTCGAGCCCGCGACAAAGATTTTCAGGTCAAGATCGACGCCGCCCTTTTCCATTGCATATTTCAAAGCGTCGGAAATCGAAACGAACGCGCCGGAGCCTTCGAAAACCGTCTTCAAGGCGGAGATCGCGCCGGTCGTCGCGTCGTCGAGCGGAAGCGCCGTCGTTTCACGAACGGTTTGAAATTGCACGTTCCCGGCGGGAGCCGAAACTTCCGCCGCGCCGGTCGTCGCTCGAAGCTCGATTGCCGACGAATCGATCACGCCGACCGCCGTCTTTCCGACGTTGATCGCTTGATCTGTCGTGTCGAACGCCGCGCCTTGCGCGAAATTGTTGTCGGCGGCGTCGCAATCGAAAAGATCGACGTCGCCGGTCACTTGAACCAAATCGGTTCCGCCGTCGTTCCGCTCGATTTGAAAAAGAATGTTCCCGCCGCTTTTGCGGAAGATCCATTTCTTCGTGTCCGCGAGCCGAATGTCGACGTCGTTCGCGTCAACTTCGATATAGTGACCGCCGTCATAGGCGGAATCGAGCCCGCCAAAGCCCGCCGCGATTTGATCGGCTTCGGACAAATCGCCGCGAAGCGAATCTTCGACCATGCTCGCGAGATCGTTCCGAACCGTGTATGAATAGTTGATCGACTTGCCGCCAATGTCCGCCGCCGGGCAAAGCTCCAAATCGTCGAACGTTGCATTTTGCCGAACGAACGTGATTTGACCGAGATCATTTCCGGTCAATGCGAAGTTGTTTCCGTCCGTCGCCGCGCTTCCGACTTGAAGCAAACCCCAAACGCGCCGGTCGCTCGAAGTGATCGGGTCGCCGGTTGTCGCGTCGAAAATCGAAACAAGATTCTTCGGCTTCAATGGCGATTCGCCGGAAAGTTCCGTCAACGAAGCGGAGCCAACCGCGCCGCCCAATTGAGCGACGACCGCGCCCTTCGTCGCGACGTTGATCGCGATCACTTCGGAAGGCGGGTCGCCGGCGTTCGTCAACGTGACGTAAGCTTGCGCGCCCGGAACCGCAATGTCTTGAAGATTCAACTTCCAACGAAGGAAATCTTTTTCTTCAAGCGCGGTTTGATTGTAAAGCGCTTTCAACGAAGCGTCGCCGCCGAAAACGGTTGCAATGTCGTCGTGCCAATTGCCCGCCGCGTCGCCGTGAATGATCCGCTTGACTTGCGAAAGAACGAACTCTTGAAAGTCCGCATAGTCGACGGACGACGCTTCGCCGCCCGCGATTGCCGCCGCGCTTTTTTGATCGTCAAACGAATCCGGTTTGTAAAGTTGATCGAGTCTAACAAGCGAAACCGTCATTTCCTAACCTCCATTCAAGCCGGATCGAACCGACGCTTGCCAATTCGCCGAAGCGAAACACGCGCGGCGCGTTGCTCCCGGTGAACCATAATGATTGCACGAATATCGCCCGCAAAGCACGTTATTCGCTCCCCGCCCTTCACTTTGCTTGCGGGATCGGGATCGATTATTTCGGGAAGATAAGAAACGCGGTCGAAGCCTTGCGGCTTGGGAAGGGAATATTGAACGCCGCTTTCCGTGACTGTGAATCCTGAAATCCGGGCTTGAAACTCCGGGTCTTTCAACTTTCGCAGCCATTCTTGCGCTTGCTCATGATCTGAAAGATCGATCCGTGAAGTCAATCCGTCGCATGTATGCACCTTGAACATGCGGCTCCCCTCTTGAGCAATGCGCCAAGCGAAGGTTGTCGCGTTGTTCGCTAGAACTTTTTCTTCTTCTTTTTGTCGTCGTCCGCTTCGCCGTCGCCGACTTCCGCCTTCGGATTTTCCTTCGGGTCGACCTTTCCTTCGGGCTTTTCCGCCTTCGGGGATTTCGCCAACGAACGCGCTTTGCCTTCGTCAACGCCGACGACGACCAACTTCGAAGCAACGTTTCCGTGCTTCGCCTTCAAGTGATCGAGTTCGTCGGGAGTCAAAACCAAAGTTGACCGGGGTCGGATATACAACGCGCCCTTTCGGGAGCGCTTGCAATCCTTCGGAAAGTCGTCAACTTGGCAAGCTGTAACGCCAATTGGAACTTGCACAAGTGCCATGTCTTCGCCTCCGTCAAAGTGTGACAAGAAACCGGCGAAGCCGGAGCCTAGCTTTCGCTAGGCCCGGCTTTTCCGTTTCTTCGTCTTTTTCTTACGAGCCCCGCCGCCTTCGTCTTCGGCGTCGTCGGGAGCCGCGTCTTCACCTTCGCCTTCGTCCGCTTCTTCGTCGTCGTCGACGATCCGCTTTCTTTCGTCGGCGGCGAGAACCGCCGATTCAAGGCTTGGGTTTGTTGCGTCTTCCGCCGGAGCTTTCGCTTTCTTCTTCGGAGCCGCTTCGAGCATTTGAACGGAATATTCCGACGCAACCTGATAATAGGCTATGTCGTCCGCGTTCGTGATCGTTTGCGGTTGTCCCTTTTTGAAAGTTCGACCCCTTGCCGTGTGACTCTGGCAACCGATAAGCTCAACCTTTGCCCTAACAAGATCTGCCATTCTTGAGTCTCCAATCAAATAGCGTCGAGTGTCTTGCGACCCCTTGCTAGGTTAAAGGTTACACGCCTTGACCGATGTTCTTCGCGAAAACAATCGCGTCAAGTTCTTCGTAATTGACCGCGACTTTCGCCGTGATCGCATACTGATTGACGCCCTTGTAAATGTCGCGATCTTTCTCGATCCGAATGTCGCGCCCGATCCCGACGATCATGTTGCTTTGATGCGTCAAGATCATTTGCGGATTCGCGTCGAACGTGACCTTGACAACGGTCCCGGTCGGAATCGAAGAAGCGGCGTCGCGCTTCACGGTTCCGGCGGCGTAGTCAACGATATAATCGTTGCCCGCGCCTTCGACGTATGGCGTGATCGGAGTTCCGCCAAGATCCGGCGGAGTCACGACGACGTTCTCGACCGGGGAGAATCCGAGCGCGGATTCGGCAACGCCGGTCAAGGTAACGTGAACGGTCGTCCGAACGGTGAAGTCCCAAAGCGGAACTTCCACAATCGGAACGCCGAACGGCGATTGCATGGAACCGCCGGCGGCGGAGTCGCCAAGCGCGGTTGCGCGTGTGGCGAGCTTTTCCATGTAAAGTTGCGCCAAGTCGGGCGACATGAACCAACGCAACGCCGACTTGTTCCGGCGGAACTTGGTCGGCATGGCGCGAATCATCTTCCCGAAGATCGCGAGCCCAATGTTCGCGCCTTCGGCGTCGACGACATGCGCGCCGCGAGCGAGCTTCAACCAACCGTCTTGAAGCGCAAGATACGAATCCTTGATATACTTCGTCGAAGATCCGTTGTCTTTCAGATCGCTTTCAAGGGCGGCGTGACCGAGCAAGTCGCCGTTGATGTAGAGTTCTTCGAGATCGTTGGCGGTTTGCGTCGACATCATGCGAATGATGTGTTCTTCAACGTTGTCGCCTTCGATATTGATCTCTTTGAAGTTGTCGCCGATCTCGAACGGAACGATCAACTCGCGCGGAGTCAACGTCACCTTCGAAGTCGACACGCCGCGACGAAGCGCGACGTCTTGGGCTTCCGCCTTCGGGAGCGCAAGCCGCTTGCCGACGCCGATCTTTTCGATCTCCAAAGACTCGTTGCGAAACCGAACAACGCGAGCGTTGTTCTTCAAAACGGTTTCGTCGACAACGTAGTCAATGAAGCGGTCGCTTTGCGCCGGATTCAACTTGCCAGCGGCGGCGAGCGCGTCGGTCGTGATAACAGCCTTTCGAACGATTTCTTCGTTGGGAATGCTCATGGTTCTAACCTCCAAAATCCTTTCAATGAAGTTCCTTCAAGCGTCGTCGCTCGCCGGAGCTACAGAACGCCCTTCCACATTCCGCCTTCGTTCTTTTGAACGTCGACGGTCGAATCGGTCTTGCCTTCGTCGTCAACCGACTTCGACGGGGCGCGAGCCTTTTCGATCTTTTCGATTCGCTCCGTCACGGGAGCGATTGCCTTCGAAACCGCCTCTTGCACGATTGAAGCGACGTCGACGGGATCGGCGTTGCCGCCGTTGCCGTCTTCCGACTTCATGGTTCCGACCGGCTTCACGCCGCCCTGAAACTTCGTGTCCGCCGGAAGCGCCTTCGAAAGATCCGCGAGCATTGCCTTCGCAATGGCGGGATCAACGTCGCCGATCAAGTTCACAAGGTTCGAAACCGTGCTCTTGATCGAATCGATCCGGCTTTGCGTGAAGCTTTTCGACTTCACGACGGGTTGACCGGAAACGAGAACGCTTCCGTCTTGCATGACTTGAACCGCCGGAACCGGAGCGTCGGCGTTGCCGTCTTCGCTCTTTTTGGTTTCGGTTTTCTTCGTCTTGTCTTTTCCGCCGAACATGAAGCCCGCCTTTTGAAGTGCCGCCTTGTCAACGGCGTTCGCGCCCTTCGCGAAGTTCGCGACCGCCTTCAACGAAGCAACGATTTCCTTGGGAAGTGCCTTTTCGACTTCGACTTCGGAAGTCGAACCCTCCCCGGCGTCGGCATTGGTTGAAGCGGCGTCGCCGCTTTCACCTTCGCCTTCCGCGCCCGCGTCGGCATTGGTTCCGGGATCGGTTGCTTCGCCGTTCCCTTCCCCGCCGTCCGCGTTCATTTTGACGATTTCGGTTTCGGAAGCGTTGCCTTTTGCTTCCGTCTTCGCTTCGTTGTCCGCCGCGAATGCACTCATTTTTTCGCCTCCTAGCCGTTTAACAACCAAAAACTCCCGCAAATTTGCGGGACGATCCACAAGGGATACTTCTTTGACGTCCAAGTCGAGCAAGCGCCGCGCCTTCGACGTCTTCGCTTTCTCGACCGATACCACTTTTTCTTGTTCAATGTCCATTTTCACAGACTTTCCCCAATCGTTCGCGACCAATTTTTCAGGAAGCGACGGTTGCGATTCCCCCAATCGAAAAGCCGGTGATCTTGCCGGCTTTGATTTTCTTCCAAAGTTGATCGTTCTCGATCTTGACCTTCATGATCCAAGATCCCTTTTTGACTTTCTTCCCGCCAAGCTTCATTGCGACTTCGGAAACGTAGCTTTCGACAAGCGTCACGCCGATTTGACCGAAAATCGTGTGCATCAAACCGAGCTTCGTCGATTCGCGATAGCGCGCCAAAAAGTTGTGCGCCGCCTTTTCGATCACGGCTTCGTCAACCGTGTCTTTTTGCGCGTCGACCGTTCCCGGCTCCAAAACGACGCCCGTCACTTGCCGCTTTTCCGCCTTCAAAATCGGAACGAAGACTTTCTCGATTTGCTCCGCTTCGTCCGGGCTCCAAGTCCAAGCCCCTTCGCCGACTTCTTTCAAGACGAAGACGCCTTTCACTTCCGCGCCGTCAAGCTCGACTTTCATTTCAGAATCTTCGAGCTTCAAGACGCGAGCGGAACCGGCGTCAAGCTTCGTGATCTTGCATTCGACGCCCTTCGTCGGATTCAAGAAATGTCCGCCGGAAACGACGCCTTCGAAATCGAGCGCTTCCCTATGCGGTTCCGACTTGAACACGACTTCGCAAACGCTTTCGGGGTCGGCGTCCGTTCCCATTTCAACGGAAACAAGTTCGTCGTGACCAATGTCGAGCCGGAGCAACGTCGATTCTTCGCCGCCGGCGACCGCCTTGTGAATCGCGAAACGGGAATGATTCATTGACGCCTTGCGGATTTCCCGCTTGAACGGAAGCGCGAAGTCGATCTCGACGTCGCCCTTCGTGATCGCTTGAACCAAACCGTCGCGAATCGTCTTCGCTTCGCCGTCGTCGGTCTTTTCCCAATAGCGGGAGCCTTCCGGGATCTGCTTTCGAACTTCAACCGGAAGCGCCGAAACGCCCGCCGGCGGAAGCCAACCCTTTTCGACCGCTTCTTCGGTCAAAACGAACGGCGTGAAATCGTCGGAGTGTGACGCCTTCCAATCGTCGCCGTCGCGCTTGAACAAAATCGGATAATTCAACCCCGTTCCTTGGGGGAAATATTCGTGAAACCCGTCGAATTGTGCGCCGAATTCGACGACGCCCTTTTCGACGATTTGCAAAACGCCGCCTTCGTCGTCGAAGATCCCCGCCTTCGTCCGCGCTTCAATGTCGAGCCATGCGACCGGAGCCGGAGCTTTGCGCTTGCAAACGACTTCCCGCTTCCATTCGCCGGAACGGAAATCAATCGCGGAAACCGCTTCAACCGGAAGCGCCCGCGCTTGCTTCAACGTTTCGACGGGAGCCGTCACGGGAGCGATTTGCGTGTCGAGTTCCCAACCGACCGCGACGTCGCCCGCCCGCGCTCGGAATTCGCTTCGGAGCGCCTTCCCGATCCATCTTTGGTGAACCGTGAACGGGTGCTTTTCGTCTTCTGTCGGAACGTCGACAAACGGATCGAGCGTTTCGCCCTTTTCGACTTCGACCGAATTCACAACCGCCTTCGTCGCGTCAATCGGTTGAAGCGTCGGTCGCTCCGCCTTCGTGACTTCGAATTCGGTTGAAACGTCGTCGAGCATGTCGCCCGGCGGGGAAGGGTGCGCGACGTTCCGGTCGGCGAGTTCGTCGACGATCAAAGCGTGAAGGTTCATTGAACCTTCGCGATCCGCCTTCGTCATGAACTCCCGGTGAAGCTCCGCGTGAAGCTCGACAAGCTCCGTCGCCGAACATTTCGAAACGTCGATCACGTCCGACCAAAACTTTTCGGTCGCCGTCTTGCGCTTCGGCTTTTCTTCTTTCACTTTGATTCCGCTTGAACCAAGCGAAGCCGGAGCGAGCTTCCCGGCGTTTCCGAGATCGGTTGAAGTGATCGCCTTCGACGCTTCAACCGTTGATCGCTTTTCGATCTTGTCGGTCGCCGACATTGCCCGTCGCGGCATTCGTTTTCTTTTCGCCGTCATTGTTGCCCGCCATGATAGCCGGAGAAAGTCGAAGTTCAAAACTCAAGTCGAAATTGCAATTTCGCGCACCTTTTCGAAATATTCTGTCGGGTCGTCGAAAAGATATGAAATTGTTTCGGCCAAATCTCCGGGAATTTCGCCATTTTTGGCGAGATTTTTCATAATATTCAAAGCGCCGTCAAGGTCGTTTCTGTCGAGCTTGTAAACGTCGCGCTTTGCGTCTTCGATTTGCTTTTCGGAAAGTGCCATTCGACCCCCTAGAACGCCGCGTTCACGTTGCGTTCAAGTTGCTTTTGAAATTCTTCGGTGAATGAAGCCGCTTCGCTTTCAGTCATTCCGGCGATCATTCTCGCCGGCGGCTTCGTGCTTCGCGCGAAGTGTTTCGGATAGTCTTGACCGCGCATGACCGTTGCCCGCGTCGACCGCATTTTGATTGAAGCGGCTTCGAGAATTTCGTCGAGTTCCTTTTCGGCGATTCGTTCAACGTCGATTCCGGCTTTCGCGATTGCGGTTTCGGTTGCGGCGGCGATCTCTTTTTTGACCGTCTTGATTTCGTATTCATACGCGCCATAACGCCGCCCGGTCTTTGCGTCGACAATGCGCGCCGGATTGACGCCCCATTTTCGGATCATGATCTGTCGACTCAAGTGTTCACAAGTCGCTTCTTCGAGCGCAAGCGCCGCGCCTTTCAATTGGTTCAATGCAATCGGCGCGTGTGAATGAATCGTTTCGTGAACCAAAACCGAAAACGCTTCGTTCGCCGCGTCCGTTCGCGCGCCCTTTGCGAAAAGCGCCGCTTGTTTTTGAACGTCGCGCGTGATCCAAATCGCGCCATTCTCGACGAACTTCCCGTTCGCGCGCCCCATGTTTTGTTTGACTTGCGCGATCAAGAAATTGAATTTGTCGCGCTTGTCTCGCGTCGCGGTCGCCGTTTCGACGTTGCTCCAAATGATCGACCGCTCGATCATTCCGTGTTCCGCCATAAGCGCGTTCAATTCTTTGCGGATCGCCGCTTGTTGCGCCGGCGAATATTGCTTGAATGTCGCCGTTACGCCGGGAATCCCTTCGCGCTTCGCCGCGACCGCCTTTTCAAGCGCCTTTTGATTGAACGCCTTCGTCGGCGTGACGTTCGTCTTCGGAAGATCCGGGAAGATTGTCTTCGCCGCTTGCGCCGCTTGCGACGCTTGAATCGCAGAAGCCGCAACGCCCGCCGCGCGCCCGATGTTCGTCACGTTGCGCGAAATTTCAATCGGGTCGGAAAGGTTTTCATAGGTCGTCGATTCTTCCGAAACGTCGACCGTGCAACGGCAACGAAAGTGAAACGGCGGGGAAGAAAAGCCGGCGTCGGCGAGCGCCTTCGCGTCTTTCGGACCTTGCGGACCTTTGCCGCTTGTGACATTCGCGAGCTTCCCCGGCGATAGCCAAGGGTGAGCTTTCCGCATGTCTTCGGGAGTCGTCGCTTCGAGATCGCGAACCATTTGATCGACGCCTTGACGAACCGAAAAGATCTTTCCGTTCATTGTGTCGCAAACCGGACACGTTCGTTCGTCGCTCGGATTCACGATTTCGTAATAGGTGACGCCAATCGACGCGAAGCTTCGCATTTGACCTTGTGCGCGCGCGACCGTCGCCGCGTTCGCGACAAGCCCTTCGAAATATTGCCGATCCGTTCCGGTGAATCCCTTCGGTGTCGAAAAGATTCCGAGCGCGTCGCGCGTTCGCTCCGCCATGACCTTTCCCGCCGCGCGTCCGACCGCTCCGGTTTCCATTGCTTCGCGCGTCGTCTTTTCGATTGTTTGCGCGACGTTTTTGTCGAAGTGCTCCCCGATCCAAAGCGTTTGTTGATCTTTGATCGCGCGAAGCGCTCCGTCGTCTACCACGTCGAACGACGGCAAAACTTGCGCCTTGAAGCCCGCCGCCTTTTTCACTTCCGCCGTTGCGTTCGGCGTATCGAATTGAAGCGACGCCTTCGTTTGTCGCGTTGCTTTCTTGTGACCGGCGATCCGCGCGAGCCGATAGACTTCCGCGATCTCCCGGTTGAAGCGCGGCGTGACCGCCTTCGCCCAAGGTCGCATGATTCGCTTGATCGTCGCCGCGATTTGAGCCGACGAAGCCCCGCGCTCCGCCATGCTCCCCGCTTTCTCCGCCGCTTTTTTCGAACGGTCGCGCCATTCCTTCAAGAGATATTCGCGAAGACGTGTTTCGATCTTCGCGATTTGCGCGACTTCCGAAAGCCGAAGCGCCTTCGCGATCAAGACGTCGGAAGCGATCAACCCGTCATAGAGCCGACCGACGTCAAGCCTTTGTGTCGCCGCCGTTGAAGCCAAAACGCGCCCCTATTCTTCGTCGAGATCGTCGCCGTGATCGTGCTCCGATTCCGTGACTTCCGCGCGCCAACGCGCTTCGAGTCGCTTGTTCATTTGAAGCAAGCGTTCGACGATCACTTCGTCGCGGAAAAGATCGGGATCGGTTGCGCCGGTTAGCATGTCGATTGCCTTCAACGCCGTCACTTGTTGACCGGGCTCCGCCGGGTCCGCCTTGTTTTTGACCGCTTCGGCCATTTGCAGCGAAAACGGAACGTCGGGATCGATCCCTTCCGGGAATGGCGGGAGTTCGATTCCGAGAATATCTTCGAGCGCGATCCGCGCAATTCGCGGCGTCATGCCGCCCGTTTTTTCCGCGCCGCCCAAGATCTTCACAAGTTCCGTGTTGTCCGTTGTGTTCGGCGTGTTCGACTTGAACTTGTGATAAACGATCCCCATGACCGGGAACAAAATCCGATTGACCCAAGAATCGAACGACGTTCGTTCCGGGTTGAAAACTTGTTCGTCGGCGAGCTTGCGCGACGACTCCGCCGTCGCTCGCGTGTAATCGTCGGAGCGCCCGACGAAGATCGGCGGAAGCCGGAAGACGCGACGAATCTTGTCTTGATTGTTGCCGCTATAGTTTTGAAACAAAGCGTCTTTGTGTTGCTCTTTGACAAGCGGCTTGATCTCCATTTTGATTTGACCGCCGTCTTCGCCTTCGAGATCGCCTTCGCCTTCGAGAATCAAAAACTTCGAATAGTTGTCCGACCCTTGAATTTGCGACTCGACGAAATCTTTGATTCGGTTGATCGACCCTTGTGTCAATTGCCCGTTCGAAACGAGAACAACCATGCTTGGAATATTATTCGACTTGAAGGTCGTGAAATTTATTTCTTCGGCGGCGCGATCTCCAAAAATTGAAAGCAAGTTGCCAATGTAGCGCGGAAGACCATAGGGCGAACGCGCCGAATAGATCTTGAAGTGAACGATTTCGTTCGCGCGGAAATTTTCGGGGAGATCTTCTTTCGCGACGTCGCCGGTTCGATTGTCGATCACGCGCGGATCGCCGAACTCTTTGAACCAACGCATTTTGAACGACCCGACATAGGAAAGATTTCGTCGAAGAATCGCGCGCGATTGCGCGAAGCGACGAAACCGCTTCCAAGTCGGAAGCTTCGAAACACGAACCGACCCGTCCGGTTGCCGTTCAAGAATCGGCATTTCGACGGGAAGCATTTCTTCGTCAATCGGCGAAAGCCGCATTTGATAGCTTGGAATATGGTTGAAGCCTTGCACGTCGCCGGCGACGTTCCGAATCACTTCGAGATAAGCGTTCCCCGTCGTTTCGAGATCTTTCCGAATTCGCTTTCGGGTTTCGGTGAAGTCTTCGTCAATCGTCGCATAGGCGAAGAAATTTTCGAGCCGAATCTTTTCGCCCTTCACGTTGTCGGCGAGCGCCTTCGGCGTTTTTTCGTTCATTTCGACGCGCGGAACGAACCGGAACCCGAAGCCTTCAATGTTCGTTTGCATGGCTTCGATACATTGGTTCAATTCCGAAGAATGTTCCGGGAGCATTGCCAACGTGAGCAAGTCGAACGGCGGATCGATCAAGTTCCCCTTCGCCGCCATTGCTTGAAACGGGTCGTCGGCGAGTTCTTTCGATTTCCCGGCTTCCGAGAATTCATTCGGCGCGGCTTTCGTTATGCTTTCGTCGAGCCCGACGACAATCGCCCGGACCTTCGTCGCCGGTTGAAGCGACGATTGATTCGCTTGCGCGCTTTGTGCGTTTGCGTCTTTGTGCATGTCGACGATTTTTGTTTGTTCAATCATGGTCAACCCCTTACATAATGCCCGGTTCTTCGCGCCGTCGCTTTTTGCGTTTCAACTTGCTCGCCGTGATCGCCAAGTCGAGCGCGTCGAAGCCGTCTTTGTAGCGAAAATTAGGAAACAAAACCAACAAGTCGATCAAGTCGGTCAAGTTCTTTCGGAAGAAAACGCGCTTGTCTTCAAACATTGGCGACAATTTCCAAGCGCGCGTCACCTTGTCTTTGTCCGTGTGAATCGCCTTCAACCGAAGATTTTTGTCGCCGTCTTTCAAGTGCTGATATTGCGCGGCTTGGTAAGCGTTCGTTTCAATGCCGCAACGGATCGGGTCGTGCCTTCGATAGAACTCTTTGATCTTTCGCGTTTGATCGTTGAAGCGAAGGTGTCCTTCGAAGTAATCGATCACATAATGATCTTCGGTCTTCGTGTCGATTCCGACGACCGCAATCGCGAACTTGTCGGCTTTCTCGCTTTCCGAAATCGCCAAGTCAACGCCCATGAACACGCGAAGCCCGCCGGGGATCTCCGAATCGTCGACCTTTTGACAGTCGTCATATTGGAAGATCTCGCCCTTCATTGCTTCGGTGTCGCATTGGTATTGAGCGTTGAAAATGATCGTTCCCGACTTGCGCTTCTTTTCCTTGAACCACTTCGGCGGATATTTGTCCGGCCAAGGCGAACGCCCGTCTTCGTCAAGCGCGGGAATGATTTGATGATGATCGGCGAGTTCGTTCGCGATCAAATGCCCATAGAGATCGTCGAAGTGATAGCGCGTTCCTAGCCTATGGTGTTCCCCTCTATGCGGAACCGACTTGTCCGGCGGTTCAAGGCAAGGGTCGAGCGTTTGATAATACCATTGACGAACGCGGTCGCGCATGTATTTCGTCCGCGTGTTGTCTTCGTCAACCAAGTCGTCGGAAAGGATCACGTCGTAATGTTTGCCGACGACGGCGGCTTCAACGCCGATGCAAGTGATCGTTGATTCTTTCGAATACTTCGTTCGGGGAGCGACTTCGATTTCGCGGTTGTCCCATTTTCCGACCTTGTGCGGATCGTAATACTCGCCGAAAAGTTCCGCGAAGCGTTCGTTCCCTTCAAGGTGTCCTTTGATTTCTTTTAGGAACGCTTCGCTTTGCGCGCTCGTTTTGCTCGCGATCAAAATCCGAATGTTCGGATCTTTCGCGAGCAAATGAAGCGACTTCGTGATCGTGCAAACGGTCGACTTCCCCGCGCCACGAAACACAAGTTGAAGGTTGTCCGGGTGAATGAATTGATAGCGAAGCAACGCCAAATGAAACGGTTCGATTTGATAGTCGAGAACCGCCGTCGCGAGAATGTCGATCCGGTTGTGATCGATGATCATTCGCCGGAGCCATTCGTTCCCCATTGCCCGATAGTGTCGGGCGAGATCTAGCAATTGCCCGCGATCCGCTTCTTCAATCGCTTTCGGCGAGCCTTGCAAAATTGGGAAAACGGAACTCGACATTCGCTTCAATGCTCCCCACCAAAACACGCATGATCAAGAAATTGAAACGCCGCGAAGATTTGTTCGGCTTCGGCTTGCGAGCGCGCCGCAATTTCAACCGACCCGCTTTCTTCGTCGGCGATCAACGCTTCGCGCCCGTCAACAAAGAATCGGTGAACTTTGCCTTCCGGTTGCGCGCCTTGATCGTAAACGAGAACGACGTTCGGACTATCGCTTTTCGACGTCATAGCCGGAAACCAAAACGTCGACGCCCGCCGCGCCCGCGCCGCCGGTCACGGCAACGAACATGATCCGCCCCAAACAATGCGCGGAAAATTCGAACGGAGTCGCCGCGCCCGGAGCGACCTTCGCCGCCGTGTCGGAATCGACGACAAACTTGTTCGCCGCTTGGCTCCAATAGTGAACCGCAACGGTCGGCGTCAACGCCGCGCCCGGAATGACTTGAATGTTCGCCCATTCGTGCGACGCCATGTTCATTCCGTGTTCTTTCGGAACATTCGCGATTGTATCAACCGCCGCGACCTTGCTTCTATGCTCCGCGTATTCCGGCGCTTTCTTTGGTGCTCTTTGAATCGTCATGTCTTACCGCTCCCAATCTTCGGACGTGAAACCGTTTGAACCCAACCGTTCCCGCGCCCAAGTGAAAACGACTTCGGGGTCGAAGTCGCGACAAGAGAACACGTCAAGTTTGACTTCACGGCGAAGCGGCCAAGCGTGAATTGCAACGTGTGACGTCGACAAAATCGCGCAAGCCGTCACGCCGCCTTCGTCTTCGAACGGTTCCCTTCCGAGCTTTTCAATTTCTAGCGGAACCGAAACGCTCAAAGTTCCGAGCGTCGTCATTCCGAGCGCTTCAACCAAATCGCAAACGGCGATCTTCATTCCGGCTTCGTCGTTCACTTTCGCCGGGTCGCAATCGCCGTCAAAAACAAGGTGTCTCCCGCTCATTTCGCCCCGCCAAAAGGCGACGCCCCGGAAAACCGGAGCGCCGCCTTCAAGGGTTGTTCGGCTCCGGTCGGCTTACTCGTAAGCCTTCCAAAAAACCTTTTCGCCGGCGACGTTCAAATCGCCGTCTTGACCGAGCTTGAACCCGGTCGACAACGGGGTGATCCCGTTCGGCGACGCAACCGCCGACTTGGTTCCGGCGGTCACTTCTTTGACGCAAGTTGCGTCCGCCATGCCTTCGACCCAAGTCGCCGAAGCGAGCCCGTCGAGATTCAAAAGCTCGACCGCGCTCGGACGGAACGGCAACGTCTTGATCTCGACGTCCGCCGCGCCTTCGCCCTCAAAGGTTCCGAACAAAACTTTTCTGCTTCCACTTGCCATGATTCAACCTCCAAGTTGAAACCCGCCCTTGACAGACCGCTATCCCGGCAAAAGAACTTCGGTCCTGTTACGCTCGCACCATTGCGAACGGAACTCGAAGCGGATCAAAAAACCCATTGTTACCACCACGCCCAACGATCATTAGGATCGCCCCAAGCTTCGCGCGGAATCTTGACCCGTTGCCCGGCGAAGCGACGCGCGTCAACTTCGAACGGGTTGTCGTAATACGAATGAAGATTTCGCATGAAGCAAAATATGAAAATTGAGATCAAAAAGTAAAGGAAAGGCGAAAGAATCCCGAAGATCATTTGTTGTTTGACGTGTCGCGATTCATGCGGAATCGTCCGCTCGCCCTTCGCGTCGTGTCGAAGCACAATGAACGCGCCCGACGACCAACCGAGCCAACCGGGATCGCCCGGTTCGTTGTTCTTTCCTTCGAGCGTCTTCGAAAGCCAAGTTCCCTTGACCGTTCGGAACTCGACGAAATCAAGCGACGCTTCAACGAATCGAACTTGTCGGAACGCCCAAAGCCCGCCGATATAGATCGCGGAAACGAGCGACACGGGAAGAAGCCAAATGTGACCGAGAATTTTCAAGAAAGACTTCACATTTCCGCCTTTCGCTTTCGAACGACACGTCGCCCGCCGTGAACCTTGTTCGCTTTCGCCTTGTTCGTCTTGTTCTTTGCCTTCGTCTTCCCCGTGTTCCCCGCTTTCGTCATTGGAGCCGGCGGGAGCGCCGGCTTTTCGTCATAATGCAACGCGCCGGGGTCCATGTCCAAAATTGACTGTTCCCCGTATTTCCCGATCAACGAATTCAAATTCGCGAGTTCGCTTGTGATCATGGTTCGAAGTTGTTTGTTCGTCATGTCCGAAACCATGACGCCGGCGAGAATTCGCTTTTCTTCGGGTCGCTTGTCGATCAACCCAATGTCTTGACCGAACTTCACGATCTTGTCGACAATATCCGACTTCGCCCGGATTGCCCCGACGCGCGCCGAAAGTTGTCCGGGAGCGAAGACGTCGCCCAATTCGTCGAGCGCCTTCAAGCAAGCCCGTTGCTCGACCATGTAATCGACGAAGACTTCTTCGACGGGTCGATTTCGGAGCCGTTCGCCTTCGAGTTCGTAAAGCTTCCGCTTCAACCGATCAAATTGATCTTGTTCAAGCCCCATTGCGTCGCGAGCTTCGGCGTCGGACATTCCTTCGCCCAAGTGTGCAAGCAAGCGCGCAACCGCTCCGCGAAGTTCGTCTTTTGTCATTCCGAGCGTTGCCATTGCGCGGAATTATAGACCGAAAAGAGCAAAAAAACCTAGCGAAACGCCGGGAAGTCGATTCGTAAACGGAACGCCGGCGGGGAGAATCCCCCGCCGGCAACGGAACGGAAAGGAACGGAGATCAAAAACTAGGCGACGCGCAAAAGCGAACGTTCAACGCCCTTCGATTGTGCCTTCGCGCGCCTTCGCGCGTCAAGCTTTTTCAAGCAACGTTCGGCTTTTGTTTCGTATTCGTCGCGCCGCTTTTCTGTCGGCGAACAACCCGCCGCCGCCAACCAATGCCCGGCGGCTTCCGAATAGCGAAGCTCCGCTTCGGCGTCGCGCGCGAGCTTCGCCCAATACGCCGGCGAACGTTGCTCCGCTTCGGAGCGCCGCTTTCGTTCGTAATAGTCAACCTTCGCTTGCCATTTCGACAATTGAGTTCGAAGCCGCTTGATCTTCGTCGTCAATTCTTTGACCTTCGCCTTCGCCTTGCGTTCCCGACCTTCCGACGCGAGCGCCGCGCGCTCCGCCTTCGACTTCGGTTGAAGCGGAACCTTCCGGCGAAGCTCGATCCCGTCGACTTCAACCGCCATGATCCAAGGGTTTTCGGGAGCCGCGTCGCGACCGCCGGCGACGAACGCGCAACCCCAAGCGAGCGCTTGCGCGACCTTCGTCACGTCGACCGCGCCCTTCGGGATTCTCAGGCGAATTGACGACCGCCCCGCCCTAACTGTCGGGTGACTTTGCCGCGCGCCCGTGACCGTCAACGTCGCGCGCGTGACGCCCCATTCGCGAGCGATCCGCGTGAACAAGCTTCGGAGATCGCGCCCGTTCAAGTCGGTCTTGTTCTCGATTGCGAGCTTCATTTTTCCCCGCCTTTCGGTTGAAGCGCGGCTTCAATCGCCGCGCGAAGTGTCGTTCGACTTGCCGGCTTGCTCAAAATGGCGACCGCGCCAATCGGTTGAAGCGCCATTGACCCGGAGTGAATGACAACCGGAACCGGCGATTCTTCGAGAACGCGAGCCCCGCCGCCGTTCGGCATGACCCAATCGGAAACGACGACCGCCGCTTCGGAGTAAAGCGCCGCCGCTTCAACCGGGTCGCTCGCCGTCACGACGTCGAAGCCTTCCCGCCGAAGCTCGCGCTCGACCGCCTTCAAGATCTCCGGCGTGTCGTCGACAATCAAAATCTTCGTGTTCATATTCCCCGCCTTTCGGGGCGAAGCTCCGGGCTTTCGCCCGGAGCCCGCCGCCCTGTTTAGATCGCTTCGGCGATCAATTCCGCTTCGGCTTCAACCGCCGCTTCGAGCATGTAACGGCGAATCCCCCGGAAGCGCTTCGTTTGAATCGCGACCGGATTCACGAACTCGACGAAATCGCCGGTCACTTGAACGGCTTCCGGCTCGATCAAGCCTTGCGCGACCAATTCGTCGACGGTCGCTTCGGCTTTCGCGCTCGGAGCTTCCGCCGGACGGGTGACGACATAGGAGCCGCCGACCTTGCGCTTCCCGCATTTTCTTTCTTGCTCCAAGGCGACCGCGCCTTCGGGAATCAAGTCAACGCCCTTCGCCGCGATCTTGTCGCGAGCTTCGGCTTCCATTGCGTCGGAAACGATGTATTCCGCCGCGCTCGGAACGTAAAGCCCGAAGATTCGGCCAAGGGGAAGACGACCGGAGCCGCCGCAACGCTCGCACATTTTCTTGGCGTCGTCCGCGACTTCGCCGGTCGGCTTGCCGTCGCGTTCGTTGTGCTTCGCGTGACGTCGCATTCCGAGCCAATCGCGATAGGCGAGTTCGGTTCCGTCGTCGAGCTTCACCTTCCCGCCGGTTCCGCGAACGATCTCGCCCAACCCGCCGCAATCGCCGCAAGCAACCGGCTTGCCGTCTTGCTCGGTCGCGACGATCTCGCCCTTGCCGGAGCATGTTTCGCAAGCTTTGACTTCGAGGCAATCCGGGCAATCTTCATGCTCGCCTTCGTCGTGCGCCACGAAGACGACCGTTCCCGGCTCCATAAGCGCCGCCGCGATATGGTGATTCGGGACGCGCTTCGAAAGCCCTTGCTCTTTGACTTCCGTCATGAACGCTTCAATCGTCGGATAGTCGCGAGCGCCAACCCATTGAAGATATGTCTTGTTGATTTGCATTGTCCGATCCTTTCGTTTCGTGTTCCGTTGTTCCGTTCTATACTTAGTGTCTCAAATTTCGGTTGAAGTGTCAAGCCTAATTTCGAAAAAAATCACCTAAAAATTCCCCTGAAATATTGCAGTTTTAGACCTTCCAAGGCGGCTTGACCCGCTCGACCTTGCCGGCTTTCGTGTTCCGGGAACGGTTGTTTTTGGAGCGCGAAAAAAGCGAGCGCTCGAAGCCGTCGTTCCGGTCGGCGTAAGAACCAAGCTCGACCGAAAGCGCGCGACGAAGTGAAAGCGTTGAAGCGTTGCAAGTCATGGTTCCGATCTCCGTTCCTTCCGTTGCCGGCGGAGCCCCGCGCCCCGCCGGAGTTCGGTCGACCTATCGGTCGACCTTCGGGCAAAGGTCGCCTTGTGCGACCGCCGCCCGGAGCCAAGCCCGCGCGAAAGCTTTCGCCTTCGCGACGGACGAAAAGCCGCGCCCGCCGTCGATTGCTTCCCAAATGTGACCGAGCATTCCGAGCCGGTCGACGCGATAGTCGCCTTCGCGACCGTCGATTCGGAACGCGAGCGAATGAACCCGCGAGCCGATCTTCGCGGTTGCGGTTGCGCCATAAATGCGGGAGTCGACTTTTTTGAACGTCATGGTTGAAGCTCCGTTGTTTGTCGTGTTCTTCATTCTATACTTAGTGTCTCATGAATCGGTTGAAGTGTCAACCCCTAATTTCAAAAAAAATGATCTTTTTTCTGCTAGGAAAAATTGAAGTTTTGGCGGGGAGTTCGGGAGCGCGAAGCGCTTCAACCGTCAATAAAGAATCGTGTCGAAGCCCAACGAATCGCGCCGCCGGGGAAGGTCGCGCTTCGGAACGCCGGCTTCCGCCGCGCAAAACCCGACAAGTTCCGGCGAATCCGTGACGATCCCGACGCAAGTCTTCCCGAACATTCCGCGCCCGGAATAGTCGCGATAAACGCGCGCGCTTGCGCCTTCGTCTTCCATGCGTTCAACGATTGCTTCCGCTTGTTCAAGTGTCATTGTTCCGATCTCCGTCAATGAACGACGGAGCCCGCCGGCGACCGCCGCCGGCGAAGCTCCGCGCGTTCGTGTTCACTTGCAAAACCGGGGAGCCGCGCCCCAACGTTCCGACGTGACGCGATCCGCTTCTTTGACGATCAAAAGATCGGCGTCCGCGCGATAGCCCATGACGACCGCCTTCACGCCGAAATTTTCGACGACGTGACCGAAGGCGACCCAACGCCCCGACGCGATCTTGACCGGCTCCATTCTGTCGTTTTCGAATTGTCGCATTTGCTCCGCTCCGTTTCGGTTGAAGGGGAGCGCCGGGGTCGAGCCCCGCGCGCTCCGCGTTTCTGTTACTTGTTCACCATGCGATAGATCGTTTCGTTCAAGTTCTCGACGAAGACGCCGTTCGCCGACTCGACGACTTTCATTTCGTAGGTTCGGCGATTGAAGCGAACGAACTCGACGTCGTAAAGGTCGAGCGCTCGGTCGAGCTTGACGACGATCTTCGTCAACTTCGAACGACCGACGACGAAGTGAAGACCGTCTTCGCCCGCGACCGCTTGACGCGCTCCGCAAGCCATTTTTGTTCCGACCGTGATTTGACTCCAAATGATTTGACCCGCGTTCATGGTTTCCGTTCCTTTCGTTGTGTCCGTGTTCTTCATTCTATACTTAGTGTCTCATAAAAAGCGGAGCCCGTCAAGCAAAAACGACAAGAAAAATTGAAAAAACGACATGAATTTTTCAAATATTAGAGCCAAAACAGAGCCAAAACAGAGCCAAATTTCGTCAATAATTACGCCTAGTTGTGAACGACGCCCTAGAATGCCCTAGAATCGACGCAACGAAGCCCGCCCTTGTCCGCGCCCGTGCGACCCCTGAAACGCGCTTGACGCCCCGGAATTCGCGCCCCTATGCCCAAAATTGAGCCCTTCCGCCGGCGATTCAACCGTTCGGGGAAGCGACGCTTCAACCGTTGCGCCCCGCTTCAACCGTTCGGGAGCCGTCGCTTCAACCGAAAGTGATCCAAGGGATCGAAGCCCGATCCGGTCGGCTTGCGCCGACCGGCGAGCGCTCGCTTCAACCGTGATACGCGGCGACGACCGAAACCTTCCCGGCGATCTCGCGTTTGAACTCCGCGACCATTTCGGGATCGAACGACCGGAACCGCGACCGGGAAGTCGACACGCCGTTCGCGCTTGTCGTCGACTCGCCGAAGATCGAAGCCGGGGTCGGTTGGTTCCAACCGTCAACGATCAAAATGAACGGAGCGAAGCCGCCGACGATCTCCGACTCGCTCCGCTTGCGCTTCGCGACGAAGCGAACGAACGGCGCGGCGTCGTATTGCGCCCAAGTCTTGCGCCCGTGTTCGATCAACTTCGCTTCAATCGCGATCACGTTTCCGAAAAGCTCGCTCTTTGTGTAAATCGTGACCTTTCGCATTGTTCCGACCCTTTCAAGCCTTGCGGCTTATGGTTGCGCGCTTCGCGGTTCCGGTCGTCGGGCGAACTTGGCAAGCGTTCCCGGTTGCCAGCGTTGCCAGAATGACCATGATCGCGAATGCTTTGTTTGCCGTGTTCTTCATTCTATACTTAGTGTCTCATAAATCGGTTGAAGCGTCAAGCAAAAAACGCAAGAAAATCTGATTTTTTTCGGGTTATTTTTCGGATATTTAGACGAAGGCGGCGATTTTTCGACGAAAACCGCCGGGAATCGAACCCGGCGGCTTGCGTTTCCGACCTAGTAAAGCGCCTTGACCGCTTCGAGCAACCGGCGAGCCGTCACGACGTCGCCCGCGTCGATTGCCGCTTCAACGCGCGCGTGAAGCAAGTTCCGAGCGTCGGCGATTGCGTCGTTCGTCATGGGGATCGAAAGAACGTTCGCGGCTTCGGCGACCGGCTCCGCTTCAACCGTCGCGGCTTCGACGATTGCTTCGGCGGAGATCACAACCGCCGGAGCCGCGCGGAGCGCTTCAAGTTGCGCGTCGGCGGCTTCGCGAACCGAAACATGCTTATAGAAATCAACGTCGAAATAGTCGGTCATTGAATCGGAGTCGTCGCGATTGTAGGCTTCGACGATCCCGGCGATCTTGTCTTCGGTTTCCTTCCAAGCGTCGAGCGCTTCCCAATCCCGCCCATATTCGTCGTTAGTGTCGCGAAGCGTGACGAATTGAACCGGAGCTTCTTTGACGTCGACGGAAAGGCTTTGGCCCATGCTGTAACGGGAAATCCGAACGCCGAACTTCCAACCCTTGCCGAAAGCGGCTTTCAAGTCGGCGCGAACTTTCTTCGCGACGTCTTTCAAGTCTTGCCCGTTCTCGAATTTGCTTCCAATGTATCCGCGTCCGTAACTCATGATCTCCGCCTTTCTTGTTGTGTTCCGTTCTATACTCTTTGTCTCATAAATCGGTTGAAGCGTCAAGCAAAAACGACAAGAAAAATTGAAAAAACGACATGAATTTTTCAAATATTCGGATTCATTGAAGATTTTCTTCAAAAAAAATTGCTTTTTTGGGGTCGATTTTTCTGAAATTAGGCTTCGACGGAGCCCCGGAACGGAGAAACCGGAGCCCCGTCGAGCCCGAACGGAACGGAACGAAGTCGATTCGTTGACCCGGCGAGCCCCGCCGGGAGCCGCCGGCGGTTAGCGCCGGCGGCTTTCGTCGTCGGTTCAAGCGGCTTCGGGAATCACGAACGCGCCTTTCGGCCCGATTCCTTCGACGCCGGGGAAGTAAGCCTTCAAGACTGCCCAAAGATTCCCCTTGTAAGCCGCCGGGAACGTGTTCAACTTGGCTTGTTTGTCCCAACGTCGACCGGGAACCCGGCGGAGCGCGGCGACAAAGCCTTCGAAGTCTTCGTCGGTCGGCTTGGCGCGGAGCCCGATCCGGTCGCCTTCGAGTTCGACGATCTCGACCGGGCGAACGCGCTTCACGATCCGGTCGGCGAGCTTGTCGCAACCAAGCGCGCGGAGCGCGGCGACGCCTTCGACGACCGCGATCCCGGTCTGTTCAAGCGCGATTGCGTAAACGATCCGATTCGCTTCGGCGCGCTTGTCTTCGTCGAGCGACGCGACGCCGTATTTCTTCCGGCAATCGGGACCGAGCCCGGCTTCGACGGAAGCGGCGTCAACCAAGGGACGACCGCAAGCGGCGCAATGGGTCGCGAGCATTTGCGTTGCGGGAGCGTTTTCATAGTTGCTTGACATGGTTTCGATCTCCGTTGTTTGTGTTCCGTTCAACCCTTCGCGATTTCGACCGCCGCGCGATAGCTTGAAAGATTCTCGCCGCGACCGTCGACCGTTCCGATTTCAAAGCCGTCGCCGATCCGCGTGACGATTCGCCCGAAGACAACCGCCGTCGCGCCTTGCGAAAGCTCGAAAAGCCGTTTCCGAATGTTCTCGATTTTCTTTGCGTTGTTCATGTTCCGTTCCCTTTCTATTCTCAGTGTCGCAAATTCCCGCGTTCGTGTCAAGTCTAATTTCGAAAAAATTCACCTAAAAAGTGATAGGAAAAACGCCAAATATTCCGACAATTTGACAGAAAATGACCGCGAGCGCTTCAACGAATCGGCGTTTTGCTTGTCGATTTTAGTCAAAGCGGATAGAATTGAAGAATCAAGATTGACGCCGGCGGAACGCCGGCAAAACGACGGAGTTCACAAAATGCCAAGGGGAAGAACCGCGAAGGTTGAACCGAAGACGGAAGGCGCGCGCCTTTTGCTCGAAGCAATCGAGAACGATCCGAAGCTCGACCAAACCCGCGCGGCGCGTGAAGCCGGGCTTCCGCTCGGATTGATCAACCATATCTTGCACGGAAGGCGAAGCCTTTCGCTTGAAGTCGCCGTGAAAATCGAAAAGCGCTTCGGCGTTCCGCCGGCGGCTTGGTTGGAGCCCGCGCGCGAAAGCCGGGAAGCCGCATGAAGTTGATCGCCCTTTTGATTGCGGCGTTCGCCCTTTTGATCGTGTCGATCTTTCTTCATGCGTTCGCCGGAACGCCGGCGAATTTTGATCCGCTCGATCCCTAGCGGTATTCTCCCGCTATGCCATTCCCAAACGAACACGCCGCGCGACAAGTCGACCCCGGTCAATTCGAAAGCTTTCGCCGAACCAAGCCGAAAGGTTTTCCGAAAGGGGTTTCGGCGATCATAGGAATTCGAAGCAACGGGAAGACCGCGATTCAATCGCTTCGCTTCGACAAAAATCTTTGGACAGTAGCGCAAGCGCGAACGTGGCTTCGAAACAACAAGTTCAAAACGACAATCGAACCCGCGAGCGGAAAGCCCGTCAACAAAAATTTTTGGGGGAACGCCGTTTGAATGATTGCCCGACATGCGAAGCAATGCGGGAGCAAGCCGAACGCCTTCGCGAAATCATTGAAGCCGACCGCGAGCGCGTAAAGCTCGCCGACGTCGTGATCGCCGCCGCGAGAAAATCAAAAGACGAAGACGTTCAACGCGCCGTTCGAATCTTCGACGAAGCGCTCGCCCTTCAAAGCGCGACGCCGTAAGCGTGACCGACCGCGCGACACGCGCGACACAAACAGCATTGACAACCGTCCGAATGATGATTGCCACGAAGATTCGTCAAAATGATCTTCGCGCCGGCGAGCGACAAACCGCGTCGGGCTTTCGTCACGGCGTCGTCGTGAATTTCCGTCGCGCGTTGTTCGATTTCTTCGACGACGCGAGCCGCGACCGAATGCCAATTCTTTTCGGCGGCGTCTTCGTCGAATAGGTCGAAGCACGCTTCGCAAACCGCGTCTTCGATTGCGATCAAAATCGCCGGTTCAATCGTCGAAATCGGTTCCGGCTTTGGTTCCGGTTCGGGCTCCGGCTCCGGGTCGGGTTGCGCTTCGGGCTTGAACGTGACCTTCGTCGGCGTCAACGTGACTTTCGCGAAGTCTTGAAAGCCGAAGTTCGTCTTTCCGTTGCCGCCGTTTCCGCCCGACTTTGTGATCGCTTGAACCGCCGTCATGACCGGACAAGCCGCAAGTGAAGTTGACGGTCGTCGACCTTTGGCTTCCGGTCTTGAAGCGCTTCGATTGTCGCGCAAGCCTTCGAAGTCGCCGCGTCGGTCGGCGCGATTCGGTCGGCGTCAAAACTTCCCTTCGCTTGAACGAATTCCGTGAACGCTTTCAAAAGTTGATCCCGTTCGTCTTTGAAGCGCGCGCCTTCGTCTTCAAGTTTTTGCATTTGACGAAGCAAGAAATCGCAATCGCGCTCCCGCGCTTCGAGCGCGGCTTTCGTTTCTTTGTCCATGTTTTCGATCTCCGTTCTTTCGGCCCGAACCTTCACTTGAAACACGCCGGAGCGACGCGCGCAACAAACAAAACGCGACGCCGCTCCGCCGAAAACGAAAACTTCGCGCCATTTCTCGCGAAGAATCTTCAAATTCGAACCGATCTTTTCGTTATGGTTTGACAATCGTCGGGTGATTCTTTTCCGCTTCGATTGCGTTCGCCTTCGCTTCGAGAACCCAAAGCGCCGCGATCCGAGTCAATTCGGCGTAAAGATTCGAAACGATAGCGTTCGCCGATTGCGTCGACGTTCCAATCGCCGCGAAACCGAGCCCGACTTCGTTTCCGAGCGCTTCGGACATTTCCGAAAACTTCGCGAGCGCTTCAACGCCCGTTTCGGTCGCCGCCTTCAATTGATCGAGATAGTCGGCGAGCTTTGGATTCAAGCCGCGAATCGAGTCATTTTCTGCCATTGTCTTTCCCTTTCCAAATCCGTTTGATTGCATTGACGAAGCCGACCTTCGGCTTCGGTGTTCCCTGTATCCATTCGGGCGCGACGACCTTCGACCGAATGCTTCGCGTTTCAACCGGAACGCCAAGTTCTTTTGAATGATTGATTCCTTCGATCATTCCTTCGGTCAATCCCCGGTCGAGATAAACGACCGTCGCGTCGGCGAAGCCGCGCCAAGCGAACCCGGCTTCGATTCCCTTCCGTCTTTCTTCGGGCTTCGTGTCGTCGAGAACGCCCTTTTGCGTATAGAGCAAATGGGAAGCGAACGGCGCTTCGTCGCGCTTCAAGCAATCGGCGAGACATTCGCGCCCATAGATTTCATTCGCTTCGACGTCGCCCGAATATGGCGATTCGACAATGACCCTTCGCATCAAAGCGCCCGCGTGTCGATAAACCACGAAACGAGAAACGTCACGATCTTTTCGGAGTAACCTTCGCGAAGCACAACGCGCCCGACGATCACGGGGTCGCCGCGTCGACGTCGCGGCGGAAGCGCGCCCAATTCGTCGAAGATCTTTTTCTTCATGGCGCGATCCGTGTCTTTCAAGATTTGCGGCTTCGCGACCGCAAACGGAAAATCAACTTCGGTGAACTCGACCGGGGTCGAATAGTGAATCTTCGTCATTTTCCCGTTGCGGTCTTCTTTCTCCCGCGTGTCCGTTGTCGCAAGCGGAGCCGGGTCGACGTAATCGCCGACGCCTTCCGGCGGCGAGTTCGTGTTTTGATCGTTGACCCATTGCCCGAATTGTTCCTTTTGAACCGGCTTGTCGCGCGTCGTCCGAATCGCGAAGACGTCGACCGGGAAGTTCGGAACGATACAATAGCCGGCTTCGAGCGCCGCCTTCACCTTGCGATAGAACTCGACTTGACGTTCGGCGCGCCGGAGCCGTGTCTTCCAAGGCGCGACGCGCCATTTCGAAGCGCGCGCGATCTCCAAGTTCTCCGCGATCTCCGATTTGTCTCGCTCGATCTCCGCGATCTTCGCTTCGGCCCAAGCAATCAAGCCGCGTTGCGCGACTTCCATTTCGGCGGGATCGCGAGCGATCACGATCACGTCTTCGGCTCCCGGCGGAATCGTTTCAACCGTCGCCGACTCTTGCTTCGTCAACGCCTTCGTTTCTGTCATGACTCCAACCTTTCACGAATTCGGGCTTCCGCGATTTCGACGTGAAACGACGAACGCGCGTAAGCTTCAACCAAAAGCATTCCGGGAATCCAAGCGATCACAATCGCAAACCGCAAGACATACCACGGAAGCAAGACGACCCGACGAACGCCTTCGAAGATTCGATCACGAAGAAACATTGTCTTCGCCTTCCGGGAGCGCCTTCACGTCATGAACGCGAAGCGCCGTTCGACGCAATTCTTCGAGCCCGGTTCTTTCGACGACGCCCGTCACGAATGCTTCGACTTCCGCCTTCGCCGTTGAAACGACCTTTTCGGTTGCGTCTTGAAATTGATCGAGAACGAACGGAATGTTCGATTCGATTTCTTGCTCGATTTGTTCAAGAATCGAAACGAATTCTTTGATCACGCCTTTCGTCGCCTTGCCTTGCTTGTGCAATTGTTCGGCGCGTCGCCGGTGATCGCTAATGTATCGCCGGAAACGTTCAAGCCGACCGACAAAGCCGTTCCGAATTCGGTCGAGTTCGATTTCGTCGTCGGGCGGTTCGGCCATTTGCTTTCCGTTGAATTGCTTCAACGTGCAAGGAACGCCGTCGCCAACGTTCAACGTCGTCAACAATGTCGCGAATTGAGCGGACGAAAGTTCAACTTCGATCAACTTTTGATCGGCGAACGCCCGATCTTCCGAAAGCCCGTGTCGCCTATGCGCCGTGTGAATCCGAAGAATCATGCTCGACCCATGATCCCGAAGCGACGAACCGAACAAGCGCCGCTTCCCGCCGCCATAGATTCGAGCGAATCCGATCATTCCGTAGGATTCATGACGATCAACAATGTCTTCTTCTTTGTCGAATGACATGCTTTCACCTTTCCAATTTCTTGACCGCGTTTCGCGCCGTCTTCATTTTTCCTTCGGAGAACATGACGCCGCCGGCTCCGTCGAGAAAGAACGTCGCCGCTTCCGCGACGACCTTCGCTTCGCGTTCCGTCAACGCCGGCGTTGCGCTTCGAACCGCTTCGAGCGCTTCAAGCAAAACGTCGTGTTCGCCTTGCGTCTTCGCGAAGTCTTCGACCGGATAGTCAATCGAGATCTTCAACGCGACTTCGAGCGCCGAAAGTTGCTTCTTTGTTACTTCAACCGCAAGCTTCATTGAATCCCCGCCAATCCCGACTTGACCGTTTTCGGTTTCGTCTTGAATTTCTTTTGCATTGCCAACCGGAGCGCAAGCGCGATCCGGTGAAGAATCGGATCGTCGGCGTCAATGATTGTCGCTCGAATCATGACCTTTTCGAGCGCTTCCGATTCGTCTTTCGACAACGCCAACAAAATTCGATCATTCCCGTTGTGTTTCATTGCTATTCCCTAGCGCGGAAGAATTGTGTCGCCTGAAAGAATGCTTTCGACGGTTCGTTCAAGTTCTTCGACGCGCGCTTGAAGCGCGTCGTCGGGCTTCGCTTCAACCGCCTTTTCAAGTTCCGCGATTTGCGCGACAAGCGTTCCGATTGTTTCGTCGCGTTCGGCGACCTTCCGGTCGGCGTCCGACAATTTGAAATCAAGATCTTCGATCTTCGCCTTCAACCGCATGTTCTCCGCGACCGTCTTGTCGTGATCGGAGAATCGCCGCGCGTTCCGGGGAGCCGCCGCGCGAACATGGTCAAGCGCCGTCGTCAACCGTTGAAGCGCTCGCGCCCCTTGTTCGTCGTCCGCGAATTTCGCCCGACAAGCCCCGTCAAGAATTGCTTCGATTGCTTGCCGCTCGCCTTCGGACATGACGACTTCGACCTTCGTGTCGTCGTCGACAACGTTCCAATTGACAACCGTGTTCATGAATCCCCGTCCCTTTCCTTTTCTTCTTCGGTTCGGTCGTCGACAATCGCAAGCGGCGGAAGCCGCCGGGGTCGGAGCGCTCCAAGCAATGCGCCGACCGTTTGCGACATTCGTTCCGAACCGATCCAAAACGTTTCGAGATAATCAACCGCGTCGCGAAGCTTTCGCGGTTCAAGGTGCGAGTGTTTCTTCGCGAGCGCCTTCGCTTCTTTCTCCGAATAAATCCCCGCGAGCAAAAATTCGTCCGTGTAGCCGCGACATTGCGGAGCATACCAAGCGCCCCGCTTGTGCGACCAAATCAACCAAGCGTCGCCGATTCCGAATTTCATTTGAAGAAGACCTTTCGAAGCCAATGAAGCCACAACGGTTCAAGCTCGATTTCGACGCAAAGCTCGGTTCCCCCGACGACGACGCCGCGCCTTCCGTTCAATTCAACCCGGCGACCGATTTGATCGAAACCCGGAGAAATGTCGAGCCAAACCATTGTGACCCGTCGCTTCATTCGATCCCGTCCGCAAGATCGGCGAGCTTCTTCGTCGCCGCTTGAAGCAACCGCCGCCGGTGATTCAAGATCGAAACCGAATCGTTGCTATGACCCGAAATGTTCCCGACTTGATCGACGTTCCAATCGCGATAGATTTCGAGAACGTGAAGACAATCGTCTTTCGTCATTTCCCGCGCGCCCGCGCGCGCGACGTTCCGCGTCGACGTCGCCTTTCCGTCTTTCGCGTCGAGCAACGCGCAAGCCGCTTCCCCTAGCGCTTCAAAGTCGAAGCCCGGCTTCCCGGACGTGAGTTCAACCGCCGCGATCAAAGCGTTGATCTCGCGAATAGAAAGCTCGACCGTTTTTAGGATTGCGGAACCGACCCGTTCCCCGTTATCGTGGGGGGAGGGATTTCCGACTTCGGGAACCGGGTCGGTTCCTTTCTGATTTCTAACCATTGTCGCCGCCTTTGCCAATGAAATTCGAACACGCCGCGAATTCTTCGCCGGCGTCGTCGACAACAAGCCCGCAAGCGAACGTTGACATTCCCGCCGCCGCGTTTCGTTCGACCGCCTTCGCTTCGCAATGCGGACAAATGCCGCCCGGAGTCGAATCGGCAAGCAATCGCCCCGCGTCGAAGATCCATTCGCCCGAAGCAATCGCCGAACGCCAAAGCGCGCCAATTTCGACAAGCCGTTCAAGGTGCATTCGAATCGAATCTTCGATCAAGCGCCCCGCCTCTTGCGGCGAAAGCGTGATTCCGCCGGCGATTCGTTCATTCACTTTGCCGATCACGAATTCGGCCAAGCTTTCGGGAACGCCTTTCTCGAAGTGAACGTTCGTCATTCCATACGGCGAAGCCGCCGCGTTGAAGTTCGGGATTCGAGCGCGTTTCCCCGCCGGTCGAACATACATTTCAAAACTTCCCTTCACGAAACGAATTCAAGCGCGGCGTCGTAAGCTTCGCGCGCCGTTCGCCCCGCTTCTTTCATTGCCCGTTCAAGCTCCGCGTCGTCGTCGACGTTGACTTCGCCCTTCGCCGCTTGCGACGTGACGATTTGAATCGCGATTTCTTTGATCCGTTCCCGCCTATGCTCCGGCGTTCCGGGCGCGTAATCGTTTGACGACATGATCAACCCATATCCTTCGGATCGCGAAACCCCAAAAAGATCGGGATTCGCGGCGCGTCTTTCGTTCCGATTGCTTGATATTTGTATTTCACGATCTTTCCGACGTAGGCTTCGCGGTCGTCCCAAATCGCTTGACGAAGTTCCTTCGTCAACCCGCGCCCCGAACCGATCTTCAAGTCGACTCCGGGGAACAAGCCGTGAACGTCGCGAGCAATGAACTTGCCAAGCGTTCCCGCCGGAACCTTGCCGTCTTTCGACGAAGATCGCTTCGTCAAACCGATTTCGTTGATCGTCGCTTCGTTCTCGTTTCTCATTTGTTCTTCGAAGCCGATCACTTCCGCTTCGGAATCTTCGAAAGGCTTGACCTTCAAAAGCCATTGTTGCCGCAACGTCGAGCGCCCTTGTTTGTATTCGCCCGCCGGATCGCGCGTCATGGTCCCTTCGAATCCCTGTTCAAGATAGCGTTCGTTCAACGCTTCAAGCTCCGCCGGAGATTCGATCACGACATGCGGAACCAACCGGATCAAGTTCCCGAACTTGTGCGCCTTGAAAATCGCGAGCAATTCGCGAAGCCGCTCCGAATAGGGAACGTCGAGCCCCTTCCCGAAGAAATCGAAAACCCAAAACGTCACGTCCGGTTCGCCTTCGAACGACATGATCCCGGACGTGCAAGCCTGAAACGTTTCGCCGACCATAAGTTCGCCGTCGAAGCCGTCGAGCGCCGTCGCTTCAAGCCGCTCGCGCGTGAAGTTGTTCGGAATCGGCTTCAACGTGTTCGACAAAATCTTTCCGTCGATCTTCACGCAACGAATCCCGTCGAGCTTCGGCGACGCAATCAACGGATAGCGAAGCTTCGACAAATCTTTCGGCGCGGTTTCCGCCTTCATGGGTCGCTTGATCATTTTGAATAAGTCCCTTCGAAGCGCTCGACTTCCGCCAATGAAAAGCGAAGCTCGCCCGTGTTTTGTTCCGGGCGCATGTTTCCGAGCGCGATTTGATTTCGAACCGTCCGAACCGTAACGCCCCAACGTTGTGCAATTTGCCTAACAGACATTGGATCGATAACGGACAACGGCGCTTTCCGTTTGTCGGCGCGTCGCTTCGCCGACATTGCGCGTTCTTTGATATAGTGCAAGATCCGAATCGCCCTTGTCCGATCCAAAACAAGCGGATTCGAAGGCGGAGCGTCGCCGTTCCAAGGCGAAAGCGGATCTTCGAAGTGAAGCTTGTTGACCCGATAACGAACCCAAAGCTCCCCGCCGCGTTCGAACACTCCCGGACAAAGGTCGCCTTCCTTTTCGAGCGCTTCGAAGACGTGATTTTTCCGCGCGCCCCGTTGCGCCGCTTCATATTGAGCCCGCCGGCGAACGTAGCGCTCGCGAACGATTGCGATTTCGTCGCCTATCGCTTCATGAAGATCGGAAAGTTCTTCAATCGTCGCGACAATCGAGCGGCGTCGCGCTTCAAGCGCGCGAACTCGCTTGTCGCATTCGGAAGCGTCGGGAACTTTTTTCTTCCAACGCTTTCGAGCGTTGCGGCGTTTCCGTTGTTCAAGAAAAGCTTCGTCGCGCTCCGCCAAATATGCCGAATGAGATTCTTTGAATTCGACAAGCGACGCGACGCTTTGAACAATTCTCTTTTCAAAATATCGCCCGCCGTGTCGCCAAACGCCGCCGTCGTCTTTTTCCCAAATCAACCCGCAATACGGACAACCCGCTTGATTCGCCGGCGGCGTCAAATTCGAAAGGTCGAACGACTCCCCACAATCGCAAACGATCTCCCAATCGGGACGAAGGTTCTTTGTCGCGTCGGTTGTCACTTCGCCGGCTCCCCTTGCGGCTCCGGTTCCTTCAACTTCACGACGAAGCCTTCGCCGGAATGTCCGTCGTTCTTTGCCGTGACATGCTCGACAACGGGAACGCAATTGTCTTTGAATTGCGTCGCAAGGTAGCATTGAACCGCTTCGATCATTGTCGTTTGATTCATTCGGAGTTCATTCGAGCCTTTCAGCATTGGTCGACCTTTCTTCAATTCTTTGAACGCTTCGCCCAAAGGACAACCGTCCGCGTGTTCGCGAAAGCCATTTCGTCGCGAGCCTTTGCAACAAGCGATTGACCCTTTGGAAAAGTCGGGCATTAGTTCAACGCCTTGTCGCAAGCGCGACGCTCGCGTTCGGCGTCGCATTCTTCGCGCTTCGGGCATGTCTCGCAATCGGGCGGCGAAATCGTGTCTTCGATTTTCTCGATTGACCCGCGAAGGCTTTGAAGCACGAACGCGGGAACGTCCGCGTCTTCGTCGACGTGATCGAGCGCGAAAACCGCCGCGTCGTGAAGCGAACGAAGTTCGTCTTCCGTGAACATTGGTCCGAACGTCAACGGGTCGTTTTGCGCCTTCGTCATTTCCGCCGCCGCGTTGTTCGGATCTTTGCAAACGGCGATCCGTTCAAGCCAAGCCTTCGCGTTCGGAAACGGAACGCGCTTCCCGCCGTCGTATTGATTCAAAAGCGTCGCATAGTGCGATTGAAGTCGAACCGACTGTTCAAGCGCGCCCATGATTGCCGCGACGAATTCTTTTTCTTGTGCCTTCATTCTTTCGTTCCGCCCTTCGACACGGGAACAAGCTCCCGCCCGCGAACTTCGACGCCCAAATCTTCGAAAACGTCGCCGTCTTCGCAAACGTGAACGACTTTCTTCCCGTGCGAAAGCTCGCGCCCTTTGAAAATGCCGGCGACGCAAAGCCAAGCGCCGTCGTCTTGAACTTGGACAAGCGACGGAATGCCGATCCCGCCGCGAACAACAATGAAGCTCCCCGGTTCAAACGCCGCCATTTCGTTTCCCTTCGAGTTCGGCGATTTTCGCCTTCAACTTTTCGTTCTCGATCCGTCTTTCTTGCGCGAGCATTGAAAGCGCTTCTTTGTCCGCGTGTTCGAAACACATTACAAGACCGGGAACGACTTCGTTCTCGCATTGACCGAGCGACGCCCCGCCGATCACAACGGACGGGTGAACCGAAACGCGATTGACG